AATTGTATTGTACAATTTTCACATCATTCATATCTTTAAAATTATACATGATTTTAAAGATTAAATCAATTATTTAGATAATACCTAGCTTTGCAGATATCGTTACTGTAATTATACTGCATTAGAAACGTAAACGTTTTATGCTCTCTCGTATATCATTTTTTAGTTCGTGTAGATATTTATTTGTTGTATCTATATTCTGATGTCTTAATTGGCTTTGTATCGTTTTTAAATCTATATTATTATTTAATAAGATACTGGCATGTAGGTGGCGTAACATATGCAGTCCACCTTTATAGCCATATTTAGCCAACTTGTTTTTAAATGATTGTCTGATATTGTCGAGTGTATATCTTGTTGTAGTGTATGGGAATATACTACCATTACCAGGCTGGTATTGTTGGAATATATCATATAGTGTTTGTGAAAACTGAACAAATTCTCCAACACGATTTGATTTAGGGGAGGATACAATATATTCACCATTTACTTTAGCGTACCCTCTATTGACATATATTTTATAACTATTAAAATCGATATCCTCCCAATTTAGTACAATAGCTTCATTGCCACGTAAACCTGTATATAAAAGTATATACAAAAATAATCTTCTTCTATCTTTGTAAGTTTCGATAATATCTTTCACATCATTAATATCTGGCAGTTCTCTCTGTCTACGCTGTTGAGGACCTTTGTTGATTAGAGATGTATGTATAGGGAATTGTATCAATTCGTTTTGGTATGCAACATTAATAATTGATAATATACCTCCGACACATGTATTGATTGTATTACGAGTACAACCTTTACTAATAAGATGAGCCGTAAATGTATTAACTATATCTTTGTTAATATCGTTTAATGGCATATCACCAACCGCTTCTACAAATCGACGAACAACGCTTTTTTTTACATTGGCAGTAGAGGCCTTAATTAGTTGCTTCGATAATTGGTCTTGTATTACGTGGTTTGCGTATTTGGAAAATAAGATAGATGATGACTTAAATTCTTCTAATGTATTAATCTTATCTCTAAGTTTACGTCTACATTCTTGTATACCCTTTGCATACACTGTATAACGTTTATTATTAATCATTATTTGTCCACACCAAGTCCCATTGGAGCGTTGGTAAAATGTACCGTCTTGGTTACCTCTACGCTTTGCCATATTATCACCTCATATATAGTATATCAAAATTTGTCAAAAATTTTTCAACACAATACTTGACACATAAGTGGTGTTAGGTGTATAGTAAGTGTATAAACAACAAAGGGGGGTTAGTAAAATGGAATTGATAAAAACAAAGGATATAGCAAAATTATTATCAGTATCAGAAGAACAAGTCAGACGATTTGTTTATCGTCATGGTTTACCCTGTTATCATTTAAGCCCTCGTATTATGAGGTTTAAAGAAGATGAGGTGATACAATGGGCGAGAACAACAAAACGTTCTTTCTATTAAGAATGGAAAATCATTTTGATACATCTATTGATACACTAGAAGAAGCTGTTGAAATACTCCATAGCGGTGTAGATTCTGGTATTTCCAAAGGTGGTATTATATACGAGGTAACTCGTCCTTTAGTAACGTATGGTAATGTAGCCGACATTTAGTTGGCTATTTTATTATAGATAACTTCACTTATAAGTGTTTTTTAGACAAGGAGAATGACATGGATTCAACTTATGTACAACAAGTATTCGACATTTTAGCAAAACCTTTTCACCCAGATGATGTGGAGTGGCGTCCGCAAAAATTGGTGAAAAATGGTTCTTGCCAAGTGCTAGCTTATATCACTGCTCGTGGTGTAATGAACAGATTAGATGAAGCCGTAGGTCCAGCAAACTGGGACATGCATTTACAACCTATTGATATGGGTGTGTCCGTAAAGTTAGACAAACAAGGGAATCACACTGATTACAAAGGTTTTGTATGTACTCTAACTCTTCGAATTGAAGACGAAGAAGGTAATGTAAAAGTAGTTACTCGTCAAGACGTAGCAAACTTAACAGATTTCGAAGCTATTAAAGGTGGTGCTTCTGGTGCTATTAAACGTGCCGCTGTCCAATTTGGTATTGGTAGATACCTATATGGCTTAGGTCAAACTTGGGTGCAAACTGATGATAAAGGTAAATTTAAAACACCTAAATTACCAGTATGGGCATTGCCAGATGGTTATGAATATCCAGAAACGTTTGCTAAAATAGAAAACACTATGGAACCAACTGCATCAGATTGGGACGATGTGCCTGTATACACAGAACCAACACAAGCTTCCAATCTAGGAGAAGACCCTGTGGTGACATTTGGCAAACACAATGGCAAACATTTCTCTGAAATTCCAATCGATTATATCGAATGGTTAGCTAAAAACGCTCAAAAACCAGACATGAAAGAAGCGGCTAATAAATGGGTTGCTACCCATGGAGCTGGTCCAGAAAACGCACCATGGTAATTCAAGTCAATCCAGCTATTTTGAGTCAGTATGGACCTACAACAGCTGTATTACATGGCTATGTGAAGGCTAAAACAGCTGACGGTGTATTAATTGGGGGAGTTAAATGCTCCCCTATTAATATCGATACAATGGGTAAAGATATGGGTGGTCTGGCCCGTAATACTATCTATACTCATTTAGACATACTGAGTAAAGATGGATATATTGTATCATCTAGTAAACGATTACATAATCCAATACAATGCGAACCAGGTGTTAAATTACAAACTGCGACTTTATACGTGTATTTTGGTGTTGTGAAGGGGTAACATAATGACCGTAAGAGAATTAATTAATAGCTTAATAAGAAATACAAACGATTTAGACAGTGAAATAAATGTTATTTGTTCAAGCTTTTCTGCTGTGCAAACTATCGATGACATTGATATAAAGAATCATGGCCAGAATGAGGTAACATATATTATCGCAAAATGAGGTGGTATATATGACATACGCTAAAAAATTACAACAAACAACATTGTTGTATATTAAGAAATGTACAAATGAGCAAGCTTTCCAAGGTGGTAAACCGAGTAAACAATTTTGGTTAACACGAGGGTTCTTCTACAAACAAGACCCAGATATTGTTAGTATCGTATTTGACTACTTAGAATCAAAAGATGGCCACCAAGAAATGACATTATATGATGTTGTTAAATCAGCTAAGGCCCGTCAAACAGAGTTACGTTGGCAAGAAGCGAAACAACAAACGCCTAAGCAAACGCAATATAGAGACGCATTTTCTTTTGATATGTTAATGAATATGTGAGGTATATATGAGTGTAGAGAACCTACTAAAAACAAAAATAGACATAGTAGAATACATAGGCAGATTTACAGAATTGCGACCAAAAGGTTCTTTGTACGAAGGTAGATGTCCTATTCATGGAAGTGATGAAGGTACCCCTTTAGTTATCTATCCTCAAACAAACAGTTATTATTGTTTCGCTTGTGAAAGTGGTGGGGATATAATTCAATTCGTAAGTGATTACGATAATATATCTCGTACTATGGCAATTAAAAAATTAGCACACGAAGCTAATATCAATATTGACGCTGATGAAGATTGGCGTAAGACTGTTAAAGTGGAAGATACACATAGGGCTATTATTGATAGAGCTAAAGAACAGCTGGATAAAGTCATTGATTATTTACATAAACGTGGCTTTACTGATGAAACTATTTCTTCCTTTGAACTTGGTTTTGATAATGATACATTGGTAATCCCTATTCGTAATGAATATGGTCAACCTGTTGCCATCGCTCGTAGACAGTTTGATAAAAGTCCTAAATACATCAATAGTAGAAATAATATCATGTATGATAAATCTGCATTGTTGTATAACCTAGACCAAGCTATCAAAATTAAAAATAAAGATGAGCTTTATATGGTTGAAGGTTATATGGACGCAATCAGCGGCCACCAAATGGGGCTAGCTACAGTAGCTTATTGTGGTAATGAAGTTCATAAAGACCAGTTAAGAACGTTAACACGAGCGTTGCGAAAAATACCTACAATTATTTATTGCCCAGATAATGATGCAGAAGGTATTAAACGTGTTCCACGTGTTAGGGATTATTTCCGTGAAATCTTACCACGTATAGCAGTTAGGGTTTTGCAATTGCCAGAAGGCATTAAAGACTTTAACGACGCTTTAAAAACTGGTATTGATGTAAGTACGTTACCAAAAATACATATTGATAAGTATGTATTATGGCTTATGCTGGACAATTGTAAATCAGAAGAGGACGAATATGACGTAGCTCATGATTTCTTGAAGACAGTTTCAAATCCTTTATTTAAGGCTGATATTATTAAAAAATTATGTGAACGTTGGAATCGTGAATTTGCAGAACTAAAAGACTTTTTTGATAGTTATCAAGAAGATACCGACGAATTAGTTCAAGAGGCTTCTACAACAACCGAAGCTATCTCTGATTTAAAAAACCTATACATGCGGGGTGAATACAAAACTCATTTCCAGAACTTAGATAGATGTATAGGTGGTATGGTAAAAAGTCAAGTAATGATACTTGGTGCATATTCGAGTAGTGGCAAAACAGATTGGTTAATTGAGTATCTATTACGTCAAGTAATTAAGAATAAAGCACGGACTGTATTCTTTTCTCTGGAAATGTCTAAGGGGAAGGTTATGGAACGTATTATAGCCAAGATATTACGAATCCGTTTGGCAGATGTGCGAGAACTTGTGATGAATGGTGATGAACGCATTGCACAAGTAGAATCTAAATTATCAGAACGTCTCGTAATATATGACAACAATAACCTTAATATCGATGAGATTGAACATCGTATTGTTGCTCTTAATAGAAAGAACACATTAGGTGGTCCAGTCGATATAGTGGCCGTTGATTACTTTACGTATCTCAAGGGTGCGAGTACGTATGAAGGTGCTTCTGAACAGGCCTTAAAAATGAAGGGGTTAGCTAAGAAATACAATGTTATCCTCGTCATGTTGAGTCAATTGAACCGTGGTGCCAATACGTACAATGAACCAACTATGGATTTATTGCGTATGACTGGTGATATTGAAGCTAGTGGTGACGTCATTATTATGTTGTGGCGTCCAGAAAAAGAACCAGGACTTTCTTTGCAGAAACAAGAAGAGTTAAAAAATATCACTCGTATGAAAGTTGAGAAAGCTCGTGATGGTATCTATGGCCCAATACGTATGGAACTCAAATACAATAACAGTACATCTTTACTGGAAGAACAATTTGATTAAAATTTCACTAATAAGTGTTGACAAGTCAAACGATAAGATGTATAATGTTATTAGAAATTAGATTTAAACATATATGTAACTTCACTTACAAGTAAAAAAGAGGTAAATATGTTGAAGGTAAAAGAACTTATAGAACAACTTTAAAAATACGATGGGAATACAAAAGTGATGCTTGATATCGACTACAAGTGGAGTAATTATAGTTCTCACATTGAAGATGTATATGAAGATTTTTACGTTGGAACTGATGGACGTTCCACTACTGACAAATGTATATACATACAAGCAGAGATATAAACAATAAAAGAAAAGGAGAACATAATGACTGTAAAACAATTAATAGAAAAATTATCAGAATTCCCTAAAAATACAGTTGTACAAGTTGGGGCGACCTACTCTTGGAATTATTGCCAAGGCAATATAACTGATATTCTACCTGATAAACCACGCACAGAATATAGACAATCAGATATTGGCAAAACATGTGTGTTACTATTGGCTGATAACGAGAAAGAATTGGGGAAATAATTATGACAGTGCAGATGAGGAAGAATAGATGACACAAGAACACGAAAAATATATTGAGACACTTCTAAATCTTTATGGAAACGAATTATGGACTGCGTGGGACAATCAACCTGATGATATGCTTGAAAAAGTAGAAATCAGTCACGAAAATCGTGGTACGGATACAATATGGAAATATATCTATAAAGACCAAGATGGAAATTACTATGAATATTCCTATGTAGAAGACTACTTTGGTGACTGGTTTAGACATAATTTCCGCAAAGTAAAAAAGGTACCTGTTGTCCAATATGAATGGAAGTAAGAAAGGAAAATAATGCCATATACGAAGTATATTTGTCCAGACGGTCACGAAGTTGGCATAGATGAATGTCTAACTGCTTGCAGATTAGAAGGGCAAGTTAATCCAAATACTGGTGAGTTATATTGCCCAGCTGGTAGGTGTTTATCTAAACGCACGTTAATTGCTCTTGCCGACCAACGTGAATGGACTGGAACACCTAGCACAACACAATTGCTTGCTGGAACACGAGAGAATTATCTCAAAATAACAAAAGAATATGCTATTGTTCCTAAGTCGTCTCTTTTTATGTTACATGGTACAAAAGTACATGATTACTTAGAACAATATACAGACGATGAAGGTATATCAGAAGTTCGCCTTGATGATGGTACTTCTACTGGTGCATTTGATTATTATTCAGCTGAAAATGGCGGAACTTTGTATGACAATAAAACCTATGGGAGTTGGAAAGTAGCTAAAATACTTGGATTATATACAAAGCGTGTACCAACTGGCGAAGTATATAAGACTGGTTCTAAGAAAGGGCAACCTAAGTACCGCAATGAGATTCGAAGTGGTGGACCAAGACATCGCCTTGATTTAGCAATCCAATTAAATGATTATCGTATGAAGATAGAAAAGGAACTGAAAAAACCAGTAAACAACCTCGTATGTGAAGTAATTGTACGTGACGGCAATACATATATCGCTACGCAACGTGGTATTACTAGCCCTGGTTATTTAGTACCAATTAATAAGATTAGCGATGTGTGGGTCGAAAGATATATGAAGAAAAAGGCTGGTGATTTAGTTAAGGCATTAGAAACAAATACTATGCCACCGCCATGCCGACATTCAGAAACATGGGGAGGAACTAAGTGTGAAAGATACTGCAACGTTGCACAGTTTTGCGAGCAAGGAAAGAAACATGAAAACGATTAATATCGATGATTTTGATAGCTTGTGTTCAAATCATTTGTGCAAAATAGCACAATTGTTTTTGATGAAAAATAAACAGTATGCCAACCAAGATGATGTTTTGACTGCCTTTAAAGAAAGTGCAGAACGTCAATTTGGGGAAGTGTCTAAAGAAGGTGCTTTTAAAGCGTGTATGCAGTTTAAAGACAAGCATGACCTAGCATTGTTACAACATGGTATCACACTACCAGACGCTAAAGAGCGTTTATATGATGTAATTGTATACTGTTTACTCGGTTTAGCAGTTTTAAGTGATAAAGATGAAGAATTGCAAAGTCATTAAAAATTGCCGAACATTTAAAGACCAGTGTTGGATATGTGATAATTATGGTTTGTATTCGCCTAAAGATAAGTCAATTTTGTCTCCTCGTCAAGAGGAGAATAGACTTAAAAGAAAACTAGAACACAAAGGTAAAAAACTAACATCGGCTAGTAAACGAGGTAAAAGCAATCGTCGTAATGGTCGAAATGCTGAACGTGAGTTAGTCGCATGGTTAGAAAAGATTGGAATAGAAGCTAATCTAGTACCAATGTCTGGGGCGTTAAAATCAGCCAATATTATCAAGGCATTAGCTAATGATGAGATGGTAGAAAAAATGCGTGGCGATATTAAAGCTACGATTGGCGATAAAGTCTATACCATTGAATCGAAACGTAATGTCAACTCTGATACATGGTATAAAAAAGCAGAATCTGGTGTAATACACATTAAAGGTTTTGCATATCTACTTCGGCAAGATTTATTTCATGCTTTAATTAATGGCGTGGAACTAACTATTGCAGATGAGGTAGATGATAAAGGCTTTAAGATTGTTCATAAGTATTTTGAGCAAGATGATAGCGATATAGTGGTTATTTCAAGACCATATTGTGACAGACTGTTTTTTATTAAGGAGAAGAATTATGGCACAATCAGCAGAACGTCTAAATGAAAAAGAAAATGGTTTATCTGTAAGTTTCAAAGCAGTTATCAACGAAGAACGCACAGGGTTTGCGACATCTTCATCTGTCGAAATTAAAGATATTACTGGTATGGAATTGGTAATGGGGTGCTGTGCATTAATCGAGTCCATTATCAAAGGGGCTGGCGAAGATGGTAAAGATGTGTTACTTCTAGCTATCGCTAAAGGTTTAACAGTTCTTGCCATTGACCCAGAAATGGTACATGGAAAAGAATAAGGTTATTTTACATCAGCCCTCAACTACGATGTGGTTGGTATCCAGTTATGACGAACATGATAGTGATATTGTGTTTATCACAGAATTAAGAGATGTAACCGATGGAGGTCTGTGCTTGGAGGATTTAGCTTCTTGCACAGACAATCCTATTGACACTGTTGACTTAGCGTTAACATTAGGAGTTGCGTCTAAAGATGAATGTTGTATCTATCTTCGTATGTGGACCAGTATGGTTGAGCGTAAGATAGAAAAGATTATGTATGAGGAAGAGGTAGAATCAGATGATTATCTTAACTGAAGATGGTAAAAAACTTGTAGATGTGGTGTCTGTATATGTAGCAAACATTCCAGACAAAGAAGACCGCAATAAAGTATTTGAATACAAAGTAAAAGGCATGTTGCCTAATGGTTTCCAAGTACCTATTAAAACTTGTGCTACAGAAGCTGAAGCAATTGAATTTATTGAACTTCTACGTATGGATTTCAAAGCTAATACAAGAGCGAAGGAGTAATGTATGTTTAATGACCTTGCTGAGTTGAATGACAATTATGAACAAATTTATGCGGCGTTTGACGCATTAGATGAGACAGACGCTTCTATGGCATTTGCTATTTTAAAAGACGCTTCTGCTTTACAAGCGAGTTTTGAAAAGGTGTCAGCCGATTTAGGCAAGTCGTTAATGGACTACGAACGTAGAGCTAAAGCACTCCAAGCAAAGATAAGTAGGGAATCTTCTACGAAGGTTAATGAGGGAGATAGAATATCTACACAACACCCAGATGTATTAGACGCATGGGAGAGAGTGTCTGATATTCAGAAATCTCAACGTTACGTTGACGCTACAGCGAAACATTTATCACGCATGTATTTTGATTCAAAACTAATATTTGAAAATGTATGCCGTGCTACTCGTCAGCCAATAGGAGATGATAAACTTGTCGGACGTATTTAATCAATTACAAGCTTTAGCTTATAGGACAGGACAGGAGTTGTCTCGTACGTATGGGGCAAACCTGTTCGTTGCTGTTTCAGAACAGTATATGGCGTTTATTGTAATCTACGATAATGCTGTTATTTTTTCGTATCAGATAGGAGATAGAGTATGAAAGATTTATTGTATTGGATATATGATAATCTAGTTCCTCCTCTCATTCGAGCGTGCGTGATAGCCTGTTTACTAGCGTGGTTGTCTTTTGTCCCTTACTTTTTTATGAAGGAACATAGTTTGATTACATGGCTGGTACCTACTGTATGGGGTGTATCATTCGGAGCTGTCTTGCGTACGTTAGTTAAATTATTGGAGGATTTATATGGCCGTCCAAAAATTTAATATGTATGACAAAGTGAAAACACCAAAGGGTGTTATTACAATACAATCAATTCAGTATGACCCAAAGACAGATGAGTTTTCTTACTCAATTTTAGGTCCTAAAAGTCATTTCTGGAAACAAAAAGAGTGTGAGTTAGTGGAGAGGTACCATAAAGAATGAGCTTATTGAGAGAAGAATTCCTTAAAAGCTATCCAGATTTTCCAGAACATATGGAGAACCTGGCAAAGCTTGTGTATTATCGAACATATTCTCGCTGGCTACCAGAAGAAGGCAGACGTGAGACTTGGAAAGAAACATGTGCTAGAGCTGTTGAATACAACTGTTCTTTAGCACCAACTTCATCTTACGAAGCACAGCGTTTGTTTGATAATATGTTTAATTTAAAACAATTCATTAGTGGTCGGTCATTGTGGATTGGTGGTAGTGAAGCAAGTAAAAAAACTAAACTCGCTAACTTTAACTGTTCTTTCGTGGTAATTGATAGTATTAAGTCATTATGCGATTTATTCTATCTGTTAATGGTTGGTACTGGTGTTGGTGTACGTATTCTACCTAGCGACGTAAATGAGTTACCTCGTTTTAGACAGAATGTCATCTTACATCATCAGTACAACAAACATTCTACTAAACAGAAAGGTAGAGAAAACACTTATGTTGAAACTGACGGAGATATGTGTATCATTCATATTGGTGATAGTAAAGAAGGTTGGGTTGACGCTTTAAAAGCATATCTATTGTGTTTAGTAGAACCAGATGGTCCTAGTCACATTATGCTTGATTACACCGAAATTCGTGTTAAAGGTTCTACACTCTCTAAGTTTGGCGGAACCGCTAGTGGTTACGAATCCATCATGGATATGTTCACAAAAATTCATAACGTAATTCAGAACGGTATGTTTTCCTCAAAACCAGAACATGGCAAGCTTCGTCCTATCCATTGTTTGGATATTTGCAATTTAATTGGACAAAATGTAGTTGTTGGCGGAGTGAGAAGAACGGCGGAAATTGCCATTATTGACCCACATGATGAAGAATGTGTACATGCTAAGGATAACATTAAGCCTGGTATGGAACATAGATATATGAGTAACAACAGTATTTTCCAAGAAGAACGGCCTAGTCGTGAAAAAATACACGAACTATTTAATTCTATTCGTAATTCTGGTGAACCTGGAATCATTAATGTAGCAGAAGCTAAACGCAGACGCTTAGATTTTGCTGGTTTAAATCCATGTTTTTCTCCCGATACAGAAGTATTAACAAAAGAATATGGGTATATTCGTATTGTTGATATAGTAGACGAAGATGTTACAGTATGGAATGGTTATGACTGGAGCGTTGTCACACCACGTGTTACAGGTTATGACCAACCAATGTATCGTATCTATTTATCTAATGGTAACGAATTAGAATGTACAGATTACCATAAGTTTGTACTTCAAGGAGATGAACGTGTTGAGGCACGTGATTTAACTATCGGCGATAAATTAGAGAAATGGGAATTCCCAGTGATTGAACAGCAAGAGACTATTAATAGTATGTATGACGATAGCGATATCGACCCATACATTCATGGTTTCTATGCTGGTGATGGTGTTCAGAATAAACCTCTAATCTGGCTATATGGAGATAAACGAAAACTCGCTCCAATCTTTGAAGACAATTCTTGCACGATTACACAAGGCGAAGATAGAGATACTGTTAGATTACCTAAACAATTCTCTAAAAAGCTGGTACCGGATGTTGGTGATAGTGTTCGCCATAGACTGCGTTACTTAGCGGGTTTGCTTGATAGTGACGGCTGTGTAAACTCCGAAGACGGAGCTTTAGCTATCTCTTCTATCGACAAGGATTTCCTTATTCGTGTATCTCGCCTATTAAATACGTTAGGCTGTCATGCTACTGTATCTATAATGAGATATGGCGGATTTAAAGAGATGCCTGTGAATGATGGTTCTGATTCAAAGAAAGAATATTTCTGTCAGCCTTGCTATAGACTAACTATTTCAGCATGGTATACAAAGCATCTAATCCAATTAGGTTTACATACACACAGATTAGTTTTAATAGCTAATCCAAACCGAAATGCAAGTAGATTTATTACAGTTACAGGTGTTGAACGAATTCACAACTGTCCAACAGTATATTGCTTTACCGAAAATAAAAACCATACTGGTATCTTCAATGGGGTAATGACAGGTCAGTGTGCAGAAATCTTATTGCCACCTAATGCTGTTTGTAATTTAACAACAGTTAATATGGTTTCATTTGCAGATAAACAAGGCAATGTTGACTGGGATAGCCTAGAAGAAGCATTTATCCTGTCAGCTCGTGCTGGTTACCGCATGACTTGCGTAGATTTAGAACTGGAAGGTTGGAATGTAGCACATCATCGTGACCGTTTAACAGGGTGTTCTATGACAGGTTGGCAAGACTTTATTGCTAAAATGTCTAATAGCACATTTGTAAGAGCTGGTGGCAAAGCTGGTATTTTAAAATGGTTACGAAATGTCGTCCATGAAGCTGGGGAAGATATCGCTAGTGAACTAAAAACACCTGTTCCATTACTTATGACTGCATTAAAACCAGAGGGTTCATTAAGTTTGGTAGCGAATGGTGTATCGCCAGGGGTACATTGGCAACATTCACCATATTTCATTAGACGTATACGTGTAAACGCACATGACCCATTAGCATTAACGGCTAAAGAGTTGGGGTGGCAAATCCACCCAGAAGTTGGACAAGACATGGAAACAGCTACCACATTGGTAATTGATTTCCCTGTACATAGTCCTTCAGAAGTAACAAAAGCTGATATTCCAGCGGTGGAACAGCTTAAAGAATATATTTTGTTCCAGAAATTCTATACAGATATGAATACTTCTAATACCATTACTGTTAAACCAGATGAGTGGGAAGAAGTAGAAGACTTTGTATATAACAATTGGGACGATATGTTAGGCGTTACATTCTTAGAATTAAATTCTACGTATTATCCTTTAATGCCTTATGAGGAGTGTACAAAGGAAGAATATGAAAAACTCAAATCTAAAATGAAACCATTTGACCCAGATTTACTAAATGCAATGGAATTAAGTAGTCGCAACATGGGCAAAGAATTTGAAATTTTAGACGATAGAGCAGAGTGTTCACAAGGCGTTTGCCCTATTCGTTAACAAATTTTCCGAAAACTTCACATTTAAGTGTTGACATGGTGAAGTTGTGATGGTATAATGAATACAGAAGTTGAGAAACAATGGAGTCCACGCCAATACAACTTCACTTATATGTTAATCTTTAGTGAATAAGGAGATACAAAATGGTAAAAGAAATAATGACAATTAGAAAAGCATTAACACAAAAGAAAGTGTTAGATAATCAAATTGCCGAATTATCTTCTACTAAGTTTGTAGCAGTAGCTACATCTAATAGAACAGTAATCGACGGTTTGAAACAAAAAGACTGGGTTTCTGATGCAAAGGCACGCTTTCAATCTTTAAACGATAAGTTAAAACGTCGTGTAGCATTAGCAAATGCTATCATGCAAGCCAATGCTACTAACACAGTATCAGTTAAGAAGTTTATTGGTATTGATAAACAATCTGACGAAGTAGAAAACATTTCGTTCGCTTCGGCGATTGCTCGTAAGAAATACTTAAACGACTTACTCCAAACAGTAGTTTTAGATATGCAACGAGCGGTATTTCAAAACTCTAAAGAATATCAATCAGCAGAACGTCATGCTGATGATAAGGTTACAGAACGTTTATACCAAGAATTTTCTGCTGTAACACAAGCTTCTGGTAAAGTTCGTCAAGAACGTGAAAAAGAATTACGAGACCAATATGCAGTTGAATTATTAGACCCTAATAAATTAGCTGAAAACTTGATGTCATTCAAAGAATACATCGAAAACTATTTAGCTGAAATTGATTCTATCTTAGGTCATGCGACTGAAGTGACAGAAATTACAGTTGAATACTAATTAGACTTTTATTGTTGTATTGTCTGTCAACATTGAATATGGCCCAGGTGTCTTTGTTCGCAGTAAGCTGTTTCTGCACCTACCTTTAATAGAAAGCAGCTAACAACCTTTTCTGATAAAAGAGGACATATAAAATTGGTTAGAACAGCATGTTCTAAACGCTTTGTAAGTAGATGAGTATACAAGCGTGGGTGGTAATCTATAATCTTTAAGCCTTAATTATAAGCCCTTAATCATTAAACTAGATTAATCATTCGCATTAAGCTTTCAATCATCAATCTTCAATCGCTTATCAAATCCACGGATTTCCTGTTTTGCCAGGGTCTGGCTAGATGTTGTCAGCGTGGCAGACATTACAACAATACTTTTATATTACTGCATAATATATGCAGTTACTCTAAACTTATCGATTATTCATGGTTGACAATGTACAGTCCTTCATTGGACTGTTATATGGAGAATTAGCTCAGTTGGTAGAGCAATAGGTTGAAGCCCTATGTAGCATTGGTTCAATTCCAATATTCTCCACCATACATGGAGAGTTGGCAGAGCCTGGATTAATGCAACAGTCTTGAAAACTGTCGAACAGAAATGTTCCGTGGGTTCGAATCCCACACTCTCCTCCATATATGGAAGGTTGGCAGAGCCAGGTTTATTGCACCTCTTTGCTAAAGAGGCATTGCCTAAAAAGCAATCATGAGTTCAAATCTCATACCTTCCTCCAGAGCCTTAATATTGAATCACGATTTGGTATTGCCTACTGGGTTACTCAAGGGTTTCCCAGTTAGGACAGGCGTTATACATGGCCCGTTAGTCAAGTGGTTAAGACATCGCTCTTTCACAGCGAGTACGGTGGGTTCAATTCCCCCACGGGTCACCATTCGGCACTTATATACTGTCGTTAAGGACTGAACGCACCATGGGTGTTTAGCTGTATATACCACACAACAGCTACGTATTAGTTTACAGGTAAAACAACGCTCAGAATGTGCGTAGACGGTGGGTTCGATGCCGACCATATGTAGTGGTGTTGTATTCCTGGGTAGTTCAATGGTAGAGCGTCTGGCTGTTAACCAGAATGTTAGGGGTTCGAGTCCCTTCTCAGGAGCCACGCCGTTGTAGTCAAGATGGATAAAGACAACAGACTGTAAATCTGTCGCTTATAGCTTCGGAGGTTCGAATCCTTCCAACGGCACCATGCCACTTTAGTTTAATGGCTAGAACGAGTGTCTTGTAAACATTTGGTACTGGTTCGACTCCAGTAAGTGGCTCCATACGGGTATAGTGTAGTGGTAACACGTCGGTCTCCAAAACCGAAGATAGAGGTTCGATTCCTTTTGCCCGTGCCATATGCCCCTATGATGAAACTGGCAAACATACTTGGCTTAGAACCAGGGTTCTGTAGGTTCGAGTCCTACTAGGGGTACCAACGTTGTGGTGTAGTGTAATGGTAACACAGAAGACTTTGACTCTTCTATTCTAGGTTCAATCCCTAGCACCACTACCAACATTGCGGAGTAGTCCAATGGCAGAGACACGAGTCTCATAAGCTCGTATAGTGTGGGTTCAAGTCCCATCTCCGCTCCCACATGGTCTCATGGAGTAAGGGTTATCTCGTCACCCTGTCAAGGTGAAGATTACGGGTTCGAATCCCGTTGAGACCGCCAGACCGTTTGGGGATAGTAATACTGTGGTTCTTAACTCCTTTCAGCCACAAGTTACTTTCCCTGTATGCGGTTATATTCGTTAAAGGAGGAAATATGAAAAGATTATTACTCGTATTAGCAATTAGTATATTGGCTTTACTAAGTAGTGTAGCACATGCCCAGGTAATGGAAGTAAGTGCTTATACACATACTGGTGGAGTTATGGCCAATGGAGAATATCCTTATGTCGGAGCTGTAGCAAGCGACGATTTGCCTTTAGGCACACATGTTCTTATCAATGGACGAGAATATGTAGTAGCTGATAGATTTGGTGGCGGTTATTCTGGGGCCATAGATATATTTGTGGATACGTATGAAGAAGCAATTGCATTTGGAAGACAATGGTTAGAAGTAATAGTGTTGTAGGAGGGTAAATGAAAGTATTAGTAGTATGGCGTAATTGCTTAAAACATAAACGTAGTTTTATTGCTAGTTTTGAAAACAAAGACTTTGCATATGCAAGTATCTGGGCTTGGTGGAGTAAACATAATTACAAACCAGAGCATACACGATTGTTCGCAAATAAGGTATGGGTTAAAGGCCAACAATACGAACGTGTCATTATTGACTATGGGCCACATCATATGTTTTATGAACTTTGGTTCGTGCCAGATGATTTCGAACCAGCGTATGTGGAAGTAAACATCGAACAACGTAAATGGAATGGTGAAACACAATATCGATTCGTTGGTTTTGTTTCTGATGAGTTAGTTCCGTATTGTTCACGTAAAGACGATGTTCTTTGTATCTGTGGTCTTAATTGTAACTCTACCCGTTGGTACTCTGAAACACACTACGAACACGTACAAAAAGCTATTAAGAACGCTATAGAAATTGCAAAGCCAGCGATTAAAGTACGCAGTGAATTATCACACCATTCTCTAATCGAAGACGACCCAACTCCTGTACATCAACAACTCTACTTCGGAATTGAAGGTGATTTGATTGGATAAGTGGATACGTGTTACACTAGGCTTGTTAGTAGCCGCAATTGGTTTAGAACTTATTATGACGATTATATATATCATCACGATAATTAATCGTATGCACTAAAGGAGGAAATACCATGAGAAAATTAGTAATCAGTAAACAAATGCAAGACATTATGTCAGCAGTATCTGTCTATGATTCTTACTCACAATTACAGGTATTAGTTCAAGAGGTGATTGGCGAATGTCAAGATGAACAACTAGGATATTTATTAGAAGATTTCGCTAATGATATCCAAGTAGCTCGTATCAAACTTGAAAAATACGTTGAAGATAAGGCTCAATTTGAAGCATGATGAGTAACGTAGAATTACAACATTATACCGAACCAGATGTTGCCATTAATGCAATGAGCAAGTGTTATGGTAAGAAATGCACGCTAGATTCTTTAATCAAAGCGTGCAAATCTGGTCACTGGTCGTTACTAGAACACATCATGGTATCTATTGACATTATATGTAGTCAAAAAGTGTTAGCACAGCTAAGTCGCCATCGACATTTTAGTCCTACAGTACAATCAACTCGTGGCATGGATATTACTGTCAACGGTTTTTTTACGGACTTTACTTCACTAACAAGTAAACAAAAATCACTGTTAAGTACCTCATATGATATGTCAGTTACCATGTTTAATAACTTACGTAATGCTGGTTTGAGTGTTGAGCAGGCGTCCTACGTATTACCATTAGGGACTAACGTTAAATTATCTTTGACTGGTAATTTAAGATGTTGGCTGGAATATTTGAAACAGCGATTATGTAAAAGAGCTAGTGACGAGCATAGACAATTAGCACGTGCCATTTATGAGCGTTTAAATTATGTATACCCTAGTTTATGTAATTTAGAAATGCTTGGCATGTGTGAAAATTGTAAAGAATTATCCTGTGATTTCACATCACATAAAAAGAAACCAAAAGAACCCGTAAGAAAGGAATTACAATGAGATACTTAAAAATTAATGAACAAAATTGGCATGATTTATTCGAGGGGTACTTATATAGCATTGGCACATGGAAAACCAATGAGGAAAAGGCCGAATTCTATAAGAAACTATTTGAAAATGTTATTAAGATGATAGAAGAATCTAATGGAGAGTGGCAATAATGAATGCATACAATATTGTAGACGGTAAGCTTGGTATTGGATTTATGTTTACAGATAAAATCGGATGTTATGTGATTGTTGATATGCAAGTTAGCTGTGACGGATATATTCGTAGCGTGTCATTATTAAACACACATGCTAGTGGTGGAAAAACCCTGGTTAAAAGTCCAGATTCTGTTTTAGAAATGGACTTTATGGGACGTGTGAATATGACACCGTTTTATAAAGAAATTGCAAAAGTTGATTATATGTATCATTCTAAAAAAACGTAATCGTGATGATGTCAAACTATTGTATGACACATATAAGAAATATTTAGAACTGGTAGGTGATACATATGGAACCGATTATTAGTCCTTGGTTTATATACTTTGTTGGTATTGTAGACCCATTAAAATGTGCATTAGGTTTCGTGTCTTGTGTTGGTTTTATAGCTCTTATTATAGCTTTCATCGCTTATTGTGCGAATGACCCACGTCAAGGGGAAAATTGCCCAGAATTTAAGCAGGAATTAGAAACGAACACACGTGTAGCATTAAGGTGTTTGCGAATAGCCCTGGTAGTTACTGTCGCGAGCTTTACACTGCAAACTATTATCCCTAGTAAACAAACGATGATAGGTATGGCAGTAGCTAATATGGTAACAGTGGATAATATCCAAAGTGCAAATGATTTTGTCAAATCAAATGTACAAGATTATGTCAATATGATTGTAGAAGCCGTTAATAAGGTGAGGTAGGTTATGTGTATGTTATGGACAATCTTTGTCTTGTTTATAGCGTGGCTGATTTTAGCCACTGTCTATCAGACAGAATTGGTAGATGCTTTTAATTATATAGCTAATAAAATTAAGAAAGGGAATGAACATGAATAGTTTAGGTGCAAAACTCGTTGGTATTGGTGCATTAGTCTTAGTTGGATTTGGATTAATCTACAATACGACGTACATGATTTCAGCTGGCCATGCTGGCGTTGTCTTTAATAAAATGGACGGCGGTATTCAAGAAGAAACATTGGACCAAGGTTGGCATGTAGTAGCTCCATGGAAACGTGTTACTGAGTACCCAGTAAGTACAGAATTAGCATATTATATCGACGGCACTCACGAAGACCGTAAAGATGTAGATGATAGTATCGTCATTGGTACTAAGGACGGCAAAACTATCAAGGTAGACGCACAGGTTACATACCATATGAACCAAGATTCCTTGCCACACATTTACAATAAATTCAAAGGTCAAGACGATAGCATCATTGAATATGGGTATATGAAGCAAAACTTCCAACGTATTGCCAACGATATTTCTTCTCACTACTCCATGATGGATATTGTGGGAGAAAAGAAGGAGGCATTTAACCAAGAGTTACTTAAAGAAGTATCTGCTTTCTTCGACCAAGATGGTATTATCATCGAACAAGCTTCTCTTGGTAAGGTAGAGCCAGATAGTGCTACGAAAGAAGCAATCCAAGCAGTAGCTAATGCTCAATACAAACAACGTCAAGCGGAGTACGAAAAAATTGCGGCCGAAGCTGAAGCTAAAAAGAAAGTAGCAGTTGCTGAAGGTGACGCACAAGCTAAACGTATCCAAGCTGATGCTGAAGCTTATTACAATGCACAAGTGGCTTCTAGCTTAACTCCAGAAATGGTACAGCTCAAACAAGTTGAAAAATGGGACGGAAAACTTCCTACTTATTCTGGTATTACGAATGGTATGTTCAGTTTTAAATAAGGAGATACGATATGAAAACTTCAAATGATTATATGGAAATTCCAAACGATTGTAGACCTAATAGGGAATTTAAAGTTATATCGCTATATGAAGGCACTGACATTGAATTACCTAAGCGTGAAACCTATTTCAGTGCTGGGTATGATTTAAGGTCAGCAGAAACAGTGGTAGTTGGGGCTGGTGAAACAGTCCTTATACCAACTGGTTTAAAAGTTTTACTCCCATACGATGAATTTTTAGCTATTTATCCTCGTTCCTCTTTGGCTGGTAAGTATGGTATTACGCTTGCTAATTGTGTTGGTGTTGTAGATAGCGATTATTACAACAATGAAGATAACGAAGGACATATCCAAATATTGCTTAAAAATACCACCGCTACAGATTACGTAGTTAAAAAGGGCGATAAGATTGCACAGGGTATTTTCCAAGCATACAAAAGAGTAGCAAATGATTGGCCTCGTTGTCCTCGTAAAGGTGGATTTGGAAGCACGGGTAAATAATATGGGATGCAGAGATTATGGAGAATTACTCGAAGACCAGATTGCAGATATGAAAATGCGATTACAAGCGTATAGAGAGAGTCAGCAAAATAATCATGTCAGATTGGTAAAACAACATGGCGTAAAATTTGTAGACCCTAGTAAAGCAAAGGAGTAAGTGATTATGACAACAAAACAATTCGTTTATGTATTAGTCGATTTGTTACAATTAGGCTACACAGAAATGCGTAAACTGGACAATAGCATAGTAGTGAGCGGTGTTGGTGTTCCTACTCGTAAGTTTATGGTATCTGATGATATTTTAGAATTTGTACCAGAACACGGCAGTATTGCTCGTGCGTTGTCTCAAGATTACGCCATTGAAGCTTTTGAGCTGGGGTTAGAATTAATTCAGAACTTACCAGAACACAAGAAAATTGTCCACAAGCCTAATCAATTAGTAGCTTATGAAACTCAGGAAGAGCAATACCTAGTTACATTAAATGGTATTGTAAAAACAAACCCAGGTGATTGGATTATCACTGGTGTCAATGGCGAGCAATATCCTTGCGACCCAGAGATTTTTAAACAACTGTATGACATTGTAGAATAGTATATTACGATATACTAAATGGGGGTTACATGGTTCACTATTTCGTAGTTGACTACGGAAATACTGGTGACTTCTATAATGTTGGTGTATTAGGAGAGAATAAAGACCTCATAGAGGAATATTTGAAAACACAATCAAGAAATGTACGATACTTAAAATCATGTGAGAGGAAAAAGAAAACAGGCAAGGATATAGGGGTAGGTATTATCGTAAGTTGTAGATACCTATCTCGTTGCCCTAAAGGTCTCACACCAGATAGTAGAGGTACAGTAATATGAAAGAGTCAATGATACAAGAGGCATTGGCTCTTTTTGAACAGCGTGGCGATAGTGCTGTCGAAGAAATCAATGCTATTATGAAGAATTGGGAATTTACTAATTCAGTAGCAGAATATCGCAAAGTTGATAAACTTTCCGCCATGGTGGAAAGGTATGGAGATTCGCCAGAACAAATCATTATACGTAAAGAAGAACGCATGATGTTACTTCACTTCGTATGTTGGTTAAAAGTATATTTAAAACAGGTGCGACCATTGATGTGGTATGTATGGAGAGATACCGTTATCTATGGTATGAGTATCAAGCAGTGTGCAAAGAAGTATAAAATTACAGAATCATCAGCTAAAAATTGTAAATCAGCTTGCAAACAAAATATTAAAAGGGCATTGCCATTGTATTACGCACAGTTTGGTAATTTAGAAGAATATCTAAAAAACTAGGAGCGTGCATGACTACAAAAGCATTAGCGGAGACATTTCTACCGCACATTATGAAGTGTAGATTAGATAGTGAATATGGACAATTAGCTGTATTATCTGACGTACACGAAGGTTTAAATAATCGTAAGTATTTACAACAAACAGTGAAAAATTTGTTAGAATTAGGCGAAAATTGCAAAGTTATTCTTGGCGGTGATAGTACTAATACCACAACAAAACACTCAAAGGGTAGCGTATTAGAAGAGACATTAGTCGGTGATGAACAGGTATACGCATTGGTTGAAGATATTCGTCCTTTATATGAGAGTGGGCAATTACTAGGTGTAATTGGTGGTAATCATGGTGCTAGAGCCTATAATGACGCTTATATTAGCGTTGAACAAATGATTTGTGCATTACTTGGTAATCGAAGTCTATACAAAGGTGAGTTTGGCTTATTGTATTTCAACGTAAATAAAAATTGCTACGTTCACCATATTTTACACAAAAATCGCAAAACTAAAAACTACTATGATTACTTTAACGCAGATGTTACCTGGTTCGAACATTTTCATGAGCCTAGTGCAGTGCCTAAAGTGGCTATAGAGCATAATAAGTATACAAAGAAGCCTATTGTTAAAGAGGTATGGGAATTACGACAATCGTCTTTTCAAATATTCCCCAATTACCTTAAAGCTAGTGGTATTCGCCCTAGTTTAAGTGGTTTCTGGATTGCGGAAATGAGCGGTGACGAACATAACAAAAAGGTCACTCCTTTTATGGGTGATACCTATTTTGATTTAAGAAAGAGAGGATTGTATGTCAATTAATGATATGTATCTTGACTTAGGATATGGATTTAAAGTAGCCATGAGAGAAGTATACGCTATCATGCCTATGAACGTATCAACCTCAAAAGAATTGTTTAGAAAATACTTCCGTAACAATAAAGTGTTACGTGCCACCAAAGGCAGACAAGCTAATTCATTTTTGTTGCTTAATAATGGATACGTGTTCACATCAACGCATACAACCGATGAGTTAGTAGAGCGTATATGGGAACTTAAACGCATAGCAAAGGCGGTTACATATGAGAAAGCCTAAACCAGGAAGAAAAAAGGTAAAGGGCTTAACACATAAACAAAGGGTTTATGTACAAACAAAGATTTTGACTGGCAGTAAATCAGAAGCCTTAAAGGCGGCTGGATATAGACCAAAGGGGAATACCGTGGAAGAAAGCGTAGTAGTACAGCAAGCACTGGCGGAATATAAACAACGCATGGATAAGAAATTTATGGATAAGGCAGATGAAGTTGCTAATATGTTATTAGAGGTTATCTATAACCCAGATACTCCAGCTAGTGCAAAAGTAACAGCTATTAAAGACTGGCTAGATAGAGCTGGCTTAAAACCTGTAGACAAACAGGAAGTAGATGACAAACGTGTAATTGATACAAGCAGTCGATTAAGTCGTGAACTCATCGATAAACTAAATACATTACCTAAAGAAAAAGGCGAGGCATAATATCCTCGCCACTTTTTTATTTCTTTTCCTTTTTTATAGAGTTATCGATAAAGTCAGTTAATTGCTCAAAGCCAGTTTCCCATGCTTCACAATCAGCAGAAAGCGTAAATCCTAAGTTGTCATATGTGTTCTTAATAATTTGTTTATATTTATTCTCGTCTATTTGGATTGTAATCATAATGTTCCCTCCTTTTTTTATTTATATGCTTCTACAATTTTGTAAAAATCAGATAGGTTAGTATATATAGTACCACGAAATCCTAATAATTCATTGTTCCGCCAGCTTGTAGCCGAACTGAATTGAGAACTGTACAGATTATTAAGCCATTTTGTTACTGCAAGGCAATCTTTACAATACACCCAATCAATTCCTGTTTCTCTGTAATCACAATCTCTAACAATCATATCCATAAGTAACCCCCTTTAATCTTTCGCTAGTTTCACGTTTTTAACAGGAATAGGATTCTCAATAGTAGTCCATGAGGTAGTTCCATGTATCCATACATAAACTTGACCATCAATATATTTAGCAAAGTGTCTGTGATACTCCTGTTCTTCATTATCATATAAGACCCTAACTGGCGTATCTACTTTAACAGTAGACCAATCAACCATGTCAATGTGGTCAGCTATTTCAACATAGTTGCGTCCTTTTAAGGCGTCTGCTATAAGTGCGATTGATGTATTACCCAAACGAGCCTGATTTTCGGGGTGGAAAATGAGTATATCATTTTCAGAGTAGCTTGGTTTTTCTTTCGATACATAAAATTCATCGATATATCCTTTTCTAAAGATATATCTCCACCCACTTTTATATAGAGTTTTTAACATAATTTCCATGCCTTCTTGCGTTAAATATTTACTGTGTAACATAATAATTTCTCCTGTTTATACTGCTAATAATGTAGTGTCTAATGGTAAATCTGAAAAAGAGCGATATGCTTGGATAATTTTATATGTATCTCTTCGAGTGAGCCGTAGAGATTCTCCCATTGTAAGGACACTAAAATTTCTAAAAGATGAGATATCAGTATTATTACAATGAACGATACGGTCTCGTGGGGTATAGCTATCACACTCTACTAGCCAATACGAAGAATTTAATCCATCTTGAAATATAAAAAATGTCATTATATCACCTCATCTTTCAAAAACTCTAAAAATCCACCATAAATGTCTTTAATAATATATAACTCATCACACGTCCAGTGGCAATCTTGTTTAAAATCTCTTCTGACTTGTTGAGTTAGACTATGAACTAAATAATCACCCTCTAATGCTGTCTTGTAACCACTCGTTTTCTTTAGGTCTATATCTTCCCACACGTTGTAATAATTTCGACTCCAACCTTGTTGTACTACATTAACCATCTTAATACGTTCCTTTCTGTATTCCTTCTACAAAGCCACCGTAAATTTCTTTTACTAGATATAAATCGTTGTAACTCCAGTTACAGTATTTTCGTTCTCTATCGTATATTTTGTCGTGATATTTATGTACTCGATATAAACCAGCAAGCCCAGGTGTATATTCGTCGTTGTGGGTAAGTTCCACGTCTTCCCACACGTTATACAAACCACTGCCATATCGTTGCAATACAATATTCATATTAATGACCTCCTTTCTCAAATAGCTCGTGTAAAATTTTAGGTTCGTATGTACGACCTTCCTTAATCATTTCATTATACTTTCTCATATTCCGAATAGCGGAAGATAGGGTAGGGTGGGCTTTGTATGCGTTATATACTGGTAAAAATAATTCTTGCATATCCTTGTATTTGCGGCGTTCTTTAGTTACTTCGTACATAAGTTTAGCGTATTTGTTACTGTCTTTCTCGTCGTAATCATTTTCTATAGCGTGGTGAATATCAGATAGTGCTTTGTCCATATTCCCACGTTGTTCGTACCAGTACATTCTTTCGTTATAAATGTATTCCATCAAATCAGCAAAATCAGCGATAATTTTTAATATTTGTTCTTTAGTCATTTTCTTTTCCATAAGTATTTCTCCTTATCTATACATTTCAATTACTTTATAAATTCCACTCCAATCACTGGTTCCCATTGGTTCTTTACATACAAAATCGTATGGGCTTTCTTGCAACTTATCTAGGCTAGGCGTCCAGGCGTTTACATATGTACAACCATGTGGCCACAATTGTTCAATTTCACGTTCACATTTAAAAGGGAACTATGTTCCGTATGATTTTGTTATGTAAATTCCGTCAAACATTATATTGAACCTCCATCTACTACATAATCAATCACTGCTTTTTTAAAACTGTTTGTATTCAATCTGTATTCATCAATACTACCTTTACCATACAGGTAGTAGATAAACACATCTTTGTTTTGACCTAACCGATGTACTCTATCTTGTGCTTGTGCTAATAGAGCGGGTGACCAAGGATATTCTATAAATACTGCACATCTACTTGATGTGAGTGTTAAGCCTACTGCACTTGCTTGCAAGCTACATATAATTACTTGCGTATTACCTAGTTGGAAGTTATCTATGTTGATTTGTCTGATACTAGGTGATTGACCACCTACAATAACGCTTGCTTCTGGGAACGCTAGGTTTAATGCTTTACCAATATCCTTATGATGTACGAATACGACTACTTTTTCGCCACGTTCTACCAACTGATTTATGAAATCTACCGAGGGTGAAAGTTTAGACCGTAATACCGCTTTGTCATATCTTTCAATTTCCCTAAAAGAATGGGGAGCTGGTTGTTCCATTTCTATAACTGGTATAGGTACGATTGTTTTACATGGTAACTGATTGGCCAGGTCTTTTTTTGTCCGTCTTAACCAAATCTTATTCATAACGTTGTGTAATCGTTTAAGATTACTAGCACCGCTATAATCAATTCCGTATTGACTATTACGAGGATTACAGTATGTATTGAGAAAATATTCTGCACCACCTACCTTGTGAATATTATTTAAAATCTGCATTTGAGTAACTAATTCGTTTGGCCTGTTAAGTATTGGTGTACCAGTGATTAGTATTTTGTATGGTATCTGTTTAGACCACTCAAGTGCTAGTTTTGTACGTTGACTACTAGCATTTTTGAAAGAATGGCTTTCATCTAATACCAGCTGTTTGACTGGTATATATTTAATATCGAACTTGTATTTTTTCATACGTTCGTAGTTAGTAATAATCACGTTTTGTGATAAATCATCGATTGGAATTGTCAATCCTATCCAACGTTCTATTTCGTTTTTCCAGTTGATTTTTAAACTAGCTGGACAAATTACCAAGATAGGGAATTGACCTCTTTTAAACATGGCTTCAATTACTGTTCTAGTTTTGCCCATTCCCATGTCATCACACACAAAGGCAGAACTATTATTCAAAATATAATCTATCCCTTGTATTTGGTGAGGTAGGGGAAGTTTGTTATTCATATTGACTACCTCGTTTCATATGTACATTTCTAGGACTTTAAATCTGGTAAACATAAGCTGACCGTATTTACTTAGAAAATATATACGATTATTCCTTGCAGGAGTTGCAAACTTAAATTCAGTCTTACCTGGTTGCATGTCTATTATTCTCAATAGTTCGTATCCTCTGTCTGGCGTTTCCCATACAAGATAATCACCATTTTTTAAAATATTTGTCATATAATAAGATTTCTTCGCATTGCATTAATCCCATTTTTCTAGCTCCCTTCCAGTAAAATTTTCAATAACCTTAAACACATACGGAGTATTCTCCGCCACTTTTGTTAGCGTACACGCCTGTTTGAAATAAAACGGTACGCCGTCTACTGTACGGATTTTTCTTGTAAAAACATCACAGTGGAGATAAGGTCCCCTATATCTATATTTGTCACTATACAATATGCAATCCTATTAGTATGCGGTTGGTCCCATACAAATACATCATCGTCTTTTAAATATCGGTCGAAAATATTTATTCCACACATTTTATTACTCCTTTAAAAGAGGAGGGAAGTTATTACTTCCCTTTCTCGTAGTTCAAATTACCCATTAATACGTGTTTGCCTAGAATATTCTCACCGTCCATGATAGTAGGGTCATCCACGTAGAACACAATACTGTATTCTTTAATGTCGAAATTATACACACCACAACCGAGGCTATCAGCTACATCATAGAAAGCGTCGATAAACTCTTCTGCTTTATCATCAGTAACTTTACCAGTAAAGAGTTCTACTGGATATATCTCATAAGGTCCATAGCCATCATCAATAACATAACTGCTAGTACCAAAATCGTCATAATCGAACGATGTTTGTTTAACTGGTTTAGAGAAATAGTAGTCTTGCCATTGATTTTTTGTGGGTATATATGGTTTGTAGCTACTATTACTATATAAAGCGTGGCTTTCTTTCGACTGTTCAAAGTCGCCTAATACTACCAACTGGTCTTTTGCTATGATAGCAAATTTATTGCCACTCACATGGTCCTCAAGTAATTCCTGTACTTGCGGAATCCATAACGCTTTACCTAATGGATAAACCATAGTTTTGATGAATTGCATAGTATCGGAATGTTTAGCTTTCATTCCTTTGAGTGGTGTATATTCGTACATTACACCATTGTGTGCTAATCCAATATCAGAGTAGCTATCACCTAACCCCATTTTTTTGTAATCACTACATACAGGGAATGGGTGGCAAGTGCTAGTACCAATAGCACCAGACGTAGCTATTCTAAAGTGAATTACCCTATCAATATTTGTAGGGAGCTTTTCAAGCTCTTTCCACAAACTTTCAAAAGTAAAGTACCCTTTTGAGATATGCACTTTTTGTGTTTTTTCGTCGAAATACATAAAACCAGCACCATGTGGGTTATTATCAAAGCACTCCTGTAATTCAGCTTTATTCAATTCTAATTCTTTATTGTATACAGCGATAACACACATTGTTATTTTCCTCCTGTGATTAAATACCTTGTTCGTCCATGTAGGATATAAGTTCGTTATAGCCACGTTTTGTAGCCTCTTTACTAACATTTTCGAATGTCATGTCATTGTAGGACTCGTTCGCTAGGTCCGTAATGATGTCTACGAACTGAATGTAACTACGAATAACTTCTGGTCGATACGTTGTATTAAACAAGCGAATTTCGACTGTAGCATTTGGCCATACATTTACGGCGTGGTATCTATCTCCACGTGTTTCGTTGTAGATATCGATGAATTTGTCATCGTCATCAAACTCTGTTGGTTTCGCATAGTCATTAGCGTTATCCCAATCACGATTACCAAATTCCATCATTGTTTGGTAATTTTCACTAAAGAATTTGATAAGTTTACCGATGTGAGATTGGGACTTAAAGTGTTCCCTAGAGATATGGATATGGAACCCAGCACCTTTCTCATCGTCATAGTTGTTACGACCTAGACGTTTAGTAATTTCTTCCCAATCAATTTGAGATAATAAATGATTTGTGGAGCATGGGTGAGTAATAGCCTCAAACCCTTCATCCAAAGAACTGTCAGTAGAGCAATAGAACTCTTTGTAATCGCCGAAGATACTTTCAGCAATATGAGAATTGAGACCGCCACCTTGCACTTCATACTCGCAACCTAAGAACTTAGGTCCTTCACCATAAAAGTGAAGGTCAATATTTGGGTGATAGCACTGGATATAGTCACTGTCTTTGTAGTAGACATCACCGTTTTCTAAACGGTAATCATCAGCACAACTATCACAAAGGTCATAGCCATCATCTGACTCACAACCTTCACGTTCCATGTCAAACCACTGACCGCAACAATCACATTGCGTATAGTTATTCTCTCTATAGTCGTCTGTCATGCAATCATCACCAACCCAAACACACTCATCTTCGTGAATGTATTCTTCCATGACCTCAGACCAAATATAATTATTGTCAAGGCAATGGTTACAAACACGGCCATCACGTGTATCTGTCATATCAGAAGCAGGACAGATGTCATCACAATTTGCACAGATTTCATAATCGTCGGTTAACCCGTTATTAATATCATTTCTGGTAATAATATCATCACCGTCTTCGTAGTAACGGTTATCCCATGCTTCTGGTACATATTCGCCAGATAGCGTGGATTGCACACATTCTGATTTATCTGCCCAAACTTCCATGTTTCTGTATTCGAAACGGATTGGGTTTTTCATTGTTTCGCCACTAATAAAACTCACGGAACCAGGAGCAATTAGAGTTGCACCGTCAAGAATGTCTGGATTACGGTTGTATTGCCATAACAAGTCGTACTGACCGACCTTAAAGAATACGCCGTTAATACTAACGTACTCATTGCCAGCTTTTATTCTGTTGCCGTCGGAATCAAAAATATGTTCCGTAGGCTTTAGATTCACATCGATTTCCATATCTTCTTGGATATGGTCGATATAAGCATTTCTAGTTATCACGATGTCGCCAGCCTCAAATTTAACCATTTTAGGAACGTATTCCTCTGGCATATTTTCAATAGCGACTTTAATTACGTCGCTAGGACTTTGTACATTCCGTAGAAAATAATAGAGCTTTTTCGACTCCATATTTTCTGTAAGTAGTTCACAATTATAAACATTTCCGTCAAATACATATTGTTTCATTTTAGTTCTCCTTTTCTGATTCTAGTTGTTCAATCATTCCGATATACCAATCGGTAGGGTAGCCTTCTTTCTCAGCCTCTTTCATTTCTTTTTTTAGTGTTTCGACCGAATACTCTGTATTTAAAATATTATCGAGGTCGTCGATATCAATCTCGCAATCCGTAGCATTTTCTAGCTCACGGATATATTTGAATAACAACCTTTGCTTTTCTTTTTCTGACAAATTCTCTTTGTCTATGATTTGCCAGATTTGGGCTACGTACATTTCGCCCCATACATAGCCTCTACATGCTTTATTGAGAATATCCATAATTTGCTTTTCCATAATAAACACCTCACTTTTTTAATAAAAAATAGAAAAACATTGCCATAACTACATAGCCAACTAGCACTGTTGACCATGCGAGTACTTGTCCAATCAGTTGGACAGTTTGAATATCCATAGGAAACTCCTTTTTTAATAAATACTGGATATTTACACTACACACATAAGTGTGTGTATGTGTAGTCGTTGGGTTATCGAACTCATCGACTGCACTCACTGTAGCACATAAATTTCAAAACGACAGAATCATGATGTTTGCTGGGTTCTTTCGTTATCGACATCTCAGGCACCTTGACGGTTTCGCAATGATAATCAACTAACAAGATAAATATTAGTGGTGAAAAAGTGAAATGATAAAAAAGATGAAAACAGAATATATATAAAACTAAAAACAGGGAACAGAAAAAATAAATTCTGTATCATGTATCTACATATAGATATGTATCAATACAGGTAATAAAAAAAGATACATACAAACGTATGTACCTATAAATAAAATTCGTTTATTCGCTTTGTATGGTGTTTTAGATAATTTGATAGGGTAATTATACCTAAAGAGATATAAAAATGGCTTAGAGGGCTATATAATCAATTCTAGGGCTATTGCTAAAATATAGTAACACGTATAAGCATTATAATTCACTCATAAGCCAATATATAACACGTTGCCTATACAGGCAATGCAAAGCACGATACAAGCCAATACAAAGGCAAAGGCGAAAAACGGGGAAGAAGAAAAAATAAATTCCCTATCATTAATCACATATACCAGAATAACCATATATATAGATAAGACTGTATCACCTGTATTCATAAACTCATAACCCTTTATAATTTAATGTATTGTATACAATAATTTAATTTGTTAATTATTGTTTATAAATAGAATATATGTTCGGTATTATAACGCAAAAAAAGGCTAGTCCGTAAACTAGCCTAATTTTTTACAATACATCATACCATCTAAAACCATGTAACATACCTGTATCATAGCATTTGTACGTGCTTTTACGTGTTAGACAAAAAGCTTTTTGAGCTCGCCAAGTATCTGCTAAATCCTTAGACATAGCCTCTATAAAGCGTGTAGCCTTAGTAGGCTCCATACCGTGATGTATCATGTGCTTGATAGCACTGATTTTATCACGACTGCAAGCCACACGAAAAGCGTTAGTAAGTTGGTAATTGATAAAGATTTTCATTAGAATATCCTCCATTTAAAAATACTTTTCTTTACAATGCTATAACATTCCCGCAAAAAGTGCTGGATTTTAGGGGGTTTTAGAAATAAATGTACCCTAAATGTATAGCGTCGTGTTTTTGTGATTACCTTTGATACACCGCCTAACCATGTAATAAATTATTGTAATTTAGCCAAGATTGCCATGAGTGCAGATTGTTCATCTTTACTCAATACATCAAGCTTTTGAGGGTCAACCGCCATTGGTTTTGTAGCTTTTACTTTAGGTTCACACTCAAAACCAGTTTTAAATAACTTAATAGCGTTACCTTTTGTATCAGTCGCAACCATGTATTTATACCCTTTAGGGTCAGTCTCTAAATCTTTAATTTTAAGACTTGTACCAGTTTTGTTATATTCCACTGGGATTGTTAAAGTTAAGACCATGCTTTTTTCGTTAAGTTTGAAAGCATTTTTATTTTCTGTAGCTTTAACAGTTGTATTTTTTACAGTTGCGTTTTTTGTAATTTCTCTTTTAATAGTCATGATATATCACCTTGCAAGCCTGTTGGCTTGCCCTTTCGTTAGTAGATTGAATCGCTTTGAAAGGTTAGGCGGACTATCAAGGATAATCACCTGTATTTAGTTTTCTAAGACCTATCTATTCGCTCCGTTTGTGTTCGTTGCTTTCGATGGTTACACTAAACCACATGAGCTATAAACCTTAGAAATCGTTGTATTTACTGGCTTTATAGCCTTTTTACTTCTCTTTATTGGTAATTGCCTACTTTTTGTCCTGTATTTGAGATTGAGAATCATCTAGCCAAGGGGTGGGGCTTCGCATTACACGCCCCCCATGTCACCCCCGCCAGTTTAGAGACCCTTTACCCAGATTTATAAACATTCCGCCAGAATATTGTATTGATGTCCCCAGATTTATAAGAGGGTGGGGCTTCCTAAAAGGGTACCCCCTATATAAATAGACCGTTACCAGTAAAATTAATTTTTGAATTATATTTACACTTATATATAAATACCTCCAGAGATAATGAGCTTTATTAACTATAGGAGGTGGTTTTATATCTACTGCACAAGACAAGATAGCGGAAGCATTTAGGAGAGGGAAAGAAAATTTAGTTACATTCCACCGATTGTTTCTACCTATCGAAGACGAAGTAGAGCCAGCTTGGTTCCACTATAAGTGGAGTGACATTTTGTTACATGAGAGAAAGCATTTTGCTATTGAAGGGTTCCGTGAATCAGCAAAAAGCTCATACGTATTACGTGCGTTTCCTTTATACCGATTAACATATCCTTCTAAAAAAGCGAACTATATTGTTTTCATTATGGCCAACCAAACGAAGGCTAGTAAGCAATTAAAGGAAATTGCTGAAACATACGTTTCCAATGAATTTTTAAGTTTAAACCTAGTGAAGGTTAAACAACAATCAGAGAAAGCGTTTGAATGCGTAGTAACCGACGAGAAGGGTGAAGAAATATGTGTCCGTATGGAAGCATATGGTAAAGGTTCTTCTATCCGTGGTTTATTGTGGGGTGATAAACGACCAGATATTATCGTAATCGACGACCCCCAAGACGTTGAAGATTCCATGTCAGATACTGTGCAAAGCAATGATTATGATTGGTTTTTGTCCGATGCTTATTTCCTTGGTAAGAAGACCCGTATCTTTATGATTGGGAATAACCTTGGCGAAAAATGTTTGATTGAACAGGTTATCGAGAATAAAGAATTACTTAAATTTAATGCTTTACGTATTCCAGTGATGGACGATGAAGGGGCTTCAAATTGGCCAGAACGTTTCCCAGTAGAGGAAATTCTCGAAGAGAAAGAAGCGTGGAGAGCGTTAGGTAAGCTAGATATTTGGGAAAGAGAAAAGATGTGTATTGCTATTTCTCCAGAACGTCAAATGTTTAAGAAAGAATACTTTATGTATTACGCTCCTAACGAGTTAAAGTTAGAAGATTGCTCTATTTATACTACAGTGGATTTGGCTATTTCCGAGAAAGAAAGTGCCGATTATACAGTAGTTTGCACAGTGGCAGTAAACCCAGATAACAAATGGTTTATCTTGGACGTTGATTATGACAGGTATGACCCTTCACAAACCATTGACGCTATATTTAGAGCGGTACAAAAGTATAGACCTATCTATGTAGGTGTAGAAAAAGTAGCATACCAGGCTTCTGTTAAACATTACCTAGAAAAAGAAATGCCTAAACGTAATATTTGGTTTACAGTTAAGGACTTAGAAGCGTCCAGTCGTAAGGAATTACGTATTGCTACTCTTCAACCACGGTTTAAAACTGGTAGTGTGTGGTTCCCTATGGGAGCCAAGTTCCTCACAGAACTCGAAAGTGAATTACAAAGTTTCCCTAAAGGGTTACATGATGACTTAATTGACGCTTTAGCTTATATCAGTCAGATTGCTATTCCACCTGTTAGTAACTTTAGTAATGTAAGTACAAGTGATATTCCATTAGGAGGTGCGATGTAATGAAAGTATTACACGATAACGTATTGGTTATTCCAGAAGTGAAGGAAGAAACTACCGAAAGTGGTATTATTCTTGGTTCCACACCGAAAGCACAAAACATTGGTACTGTATTTGCTAGTGGAGAAGGTAAATTCGACCATGGCAAATGGGTACATAATGAAGTTCAAGAAGGTGACGTGGTTCAATTTGGACCATATACACAAGAAATTACGATTGAAGGTTCTAAATATCTGTTAATGGCTCACTCTAATATTATTTGTATTCTTGATTAAGGAGGCTAAATGGATAGCGAATCCGTATTACAGGACTTAAATAAGACAGTAGTCCGATACGTGCAGAACGATATTCAACGTGCCGAAGCATATCAAGCTTCCATTGTCGAACCAGCAGTTCGAGAACGTTATGAAATATATTATGCCGATAAAGATTACTACCGTCAGAAGTTCCCTATTCTTTCTAAGACCTCTGACCTTGTATCTACAGACGTAGCCGACACAATTGAATGGGCGTTACCATCTTTAATGAAGGTATTTACTGGCTCCGATGAAGTAATTACTATCGCTGGTGTTACAGAAGAAGATGATACGAAAGCAGAAACCATGCAAGAGTTGTTGGTATATCAACTACAGCGACAAAATAACTTTTTTACAGTGCTATATAACTGGATGAAAGATTCTTTGATTGTTGGTATGGGCATTATCAAGTGTTATTGGGAGCGTACAGAGGGATACACGACAGAAACAGCTGTACTTAATAATGAAGCATTACAGGCTCTCACACAAACTGGTGTAACTATTGAAGACATTCAAGGTCCAGACCAATTTGGAGACTTCTCTGTTACATATCAATTGCCGTATTATCGAAAAAACGCACCTAAATTAGAAAATATTCTAGTAAGTGAGTTTTTATATTCCCCAGACGCTAAGTCTTTAGAAGAAGCTAATTTCGTAGCCCATAAACGTAAAGTTACGATGTCTTATCTACGTGAGCGTGAAGCACAAGGCGTATATGCTAATATCGATGATATCCGCGTTAACGGCAATTACAATGGCATGAACGTAGACCAAGTAGAACAGGTTATTGGCGATAACTACGTAGACATAAATAAAGACGAGCAAACTGCCCGTCAAGAAGTGGTTATCTATGAATGTTATACAAAAATCGACATTAACAATGATGGTATCTTAGAAGATATGATTATCACCATTTGTGGTGATACGATTATCCGTATGGAACAAAATTACATGGGTAGACACCCATTCTTTGCCATTTCTCCTACAAAAGACCCACATCGTATTTGGGTTAAACGTTCATATGCAGAGTTAATTGGCGAATTACAAGACCTTAAAGTTGCGTTAACACGTCAAATCATGCAAAACGTTGCATTAACTAACGACCCCAAGATGTTGTTAGATGAATCTGCTATCAATATTGATGACTTTGTGCAAGGACGTAAGGTTATCCGTATGAAAGCTGGTCATTCTATGAATGAAGTGGCTATGCCAATGAATATTACTCCATTAGCACCACAAACATTCCAATTCTTAGAGTGGATTGAAGGACAAAAAGAAAACCGTACTGGTATTACTCGTTATAACCAAGGTTTAGATGCTAATAGCTTAAATAAAACTGCGACAGGCATATCTGCAATTCTCGGGCAGTCAGCTCAACGTCTTGAATTAGTAGCACGTATGTTCGCTGAAACTGGTTTATCTGAACTATTCCGTTTTATGGTATCTTTGAATCAAAAGTTTATCGACCAACAAACAGTAATTCGTTTGACTAATAAAGAATTGAAGATTAGTCCAGAAGATTTAGATGGTAGTTTTGACTTAATTGTTAATGCTGGTATCAGTATTGCTACCAAAGAATCTACTATCATGGCTACACAAACGCTTTTAACGGCGTTAATGCAAGCAAATGCTGGCGGATACATGGTTTCTACACCAGAAAATATCTACAATCTATTTAAAAAATGGATTGAAAGTATTGGTTTCAAAAACTATGGCGATTATATTACTGACCCTAACGTTACACAACAACGTATGATGATGGAAATGCAGTTAAAACAACAGGTATTGAGCCAATTGCCACCAGACGCATTACAATATTATGCTCAATTCGGTATTTTGCCACCACAATATCTATTACAATTACCACCAGAATTACAAGTATTATTTGGAGGAGCGGGAAATGAACCAGACGGAAATCAACAATTTAATTCAACAGGGCAACCTGGGGGCGGAGGCTTCGGCGGCCCTAACCTTTCTGGAGGATTGGCTGGAGGCTTATCAAGAGTGGATAATCAGCAACCTCAAAACGTGCCAAGAGGACCGTCTAGTGGAGTACAGGAACCTCCTTCTGGCATCGGAGGGTTTTAAATCGTTCCTAGCTTCTACTATTGCTAGTGGACAGATTGCCAATAAAGAACTTGCTGACTTTAAACAGCAAGAAGAGTATTTACAACGGACTGGATATTTTCCAGGTGTCTAAGGAGGAATAAAATGGGGATTCGATTCGCAGATTGGAGAGGTAGTGCCAACCCTTCTCCAATTGCTATGGCATTAGCAGAAAAAGCTGGTGTTCAACAAGCACAGCAAACACTACAAGACTACAAAGCTCAACAAGAGCCAAGTAATGTGGCACAAGCTCGTATGGAAGCTAATACTCCATATGTAGCACCAGAAAAAGGTAAATTTGCACCAAATACAGATTATACGTCTGTGAGTATGGTTCCACGTTTTGAGACTAAAGAGCAAGCACAAGCTCGTGCCGATGAAGCTGATACACGTGCTTACCAACAATCACACCCTGGTTTAAGTTCTGATTTTTCTGCTAAAATCGCAGAAATCTTACGACAAGGTAAACAAGCAGAGCAACGTTATCGTGACAGTGCTGAAGGTAAGTTGCCAACTAAAACAATGGGTGAAATCGCTCAAGAGCGTATGGCTCTTATTCCTAAAGACCAAGCTTGGCGTCGCCAAAACCCATTTGCCGAAGGTATGGGCTATCAATGGGAAGATGATAAAACATTACAAAGCTTAGGTTGGAAAGATGATGATATTAGCTCTATGAAAGCACGTACAGAGTTTGACCCTCAAGAAATTCAAAATTTGTACAGTGTTGGAGCATTAAAAGCACCTTATGCAGAGTATTTGAAAAAACAAGAAGCCTTGCGTAGACAAGCTGAAGAAGAAGCCGCTAGAGCTTATGCCGAACAATCTTCATATGGTTATAGTGAACCTAGCTATGATGAAGCACCAGCTTCGACACCAGCACCTCAACCTTCATACCCTTCATACGGCGTCAGTTTTGACCAGCTTGATAGCGATAGTGTGGCTCAATATAAATCGTCTCTTAGCCCTATGAGTACAAACTACTGGGGTACAGGTCGAGGTTCTTATTAATTAGTTTTCACCAACCCAATATGGGAGTGAAGGAGGTAACATGGAAGATTTAAAATTTAAGTTTGATTTGCAAACTTTCGCCGATGGCGAAGGTGAAGCAGAAGTTGATTTGGAGCAACCCGCAGTGGACTCCAATACAGAAGATGTGCCAGATTTTGGTATTGACGAAGATGGCAATCCTGTATTTTTCAACAATGGTCGATTCGGTGATGGCGAAGAAGAGGGCGAACAGGACCCTGAAGGTGAATCAGCTGAACCAGAAGGACAACCAGCAGAACCAGATACTTATGTTGTCAAAGTGAACGGCCAAGAACAAGAAGTAACCCTTGACGAGTTATTACATGGATACATGAGAAATCAAGATTATACTCGTAAAACGCAAGCTCTTGCAGAAGAACGACGCCACTTGCAGTATAACCAAGCTCCTCAAGTACAACCAAATGTTAATACTCAACAAGCTCAACCTCAAGTTCAACAAACAGTACCACAACAACCGCAAATTACGCAACGTGACTATTATACTCAACTTGATGCATACGCTCGTAAAGAAGTGCAAGTGGCATTAGGGGAAGAATTTGATGAATATAATCCGTTACATCAAGCGGCTTACGCTGATAGTATTGCTAATGTTAAAGCTGAAATTTATGCGGCTCGTCAACAAGAAGCAGACCGTCAACGTGTGGTAGACAATTTCAATCACACCATGGGTAAATATTTTCAAGACCCTAACTTCCAAGCTATTAATCAATTGGCGTTGGAAAAACTAAATAACTTACCTTATGCACAAGCTGTTCAGATTAAACAGGCGATGGACAACTATGATTCGCAAACAATTGATGCATACATGTCAGCTGTGCGTAATGAGTATTATGGTGCTAACCAAGTACCAACAATTCAACGAAAACAACCAGTACCACAGGCGAAACCATCTATAAAACCGCCATTTGTAGAGGGTGCTGGTGCCGCTACTGTTCCACCAGGTAGCCCATCAACAGAAATTGATTATTCTAAATTACGTGGATTATCTGTGGACCAACAAGCCGATATTATTTCTAAACTAGGATATTTTTCTAAATAAGGAGGTACTTAATTGTCCCAACAAACGGCTGTTAAGTCTTACAACGTAGTTGGTAAGGTTGAAGATATGAATGACTTCATTACGAATATCGACCCTGACCAAACACTTTTGACTTCCCGATTCGGGAAACTTTCTGTACACAATACAGAACATAGTTGGTTGTGTGATTCTTTACGTCCAGCAATGGATAATGCTACTCTTGAAGTACATGATTTCAGTACTCGTCAAGCTACTCCACGTAGACGTGAATCTAACTTTACACAACAATTTGAACACGGCTACACTGTATCTGATATCACTCAAGCTATCAAGAAATACGGTGTCCGTGACGAAAAAGCATATCAGATGTTGAAGGCTTCTAAAGAAATCGGTCGTGACCTTGAATATGCTATCGTATCTAACAAAGTGAAAGCACCATTCGATGAAACTACTGCTGGTCGCTTCGGTGGTATCCCTTACTTCTTGGATAACTTCTCTGAAGTAACGGTAGACGCTCAAGGCGTAGTAACCTTGGCTAACCATCGTTTCGTAACTGGTGATAAAGTTATCGTACGTGGTAAAGGCACAAATGCTTTGGACGCTAAATATAAAGCTAATACACAGTATTTTGTGAAACCTATCAATAAAGATACTTTCACATTACATGCCACAGCAGAAGATTCTGCCGCTACTCCTGGCACTCCAATTAAACCATCTGCCGCTGTTACAGCTGGTAAAATGGAATTGACTTACTGCAATGCTATTGACGCTAAAGCGTTGAATCCAGCTGGCGAATTTACAATGGAATCATTGAATGACGCTATACAAGCAGTATGGGGTCGTGGTGGTGACGTAGATATTGCTGTTATGTCTGGTAAAAACAAACGTAAAGCGTCTACGTTCACAGCTAACTCTCAACGTAACGTTGCGATGGAAGCTAAAAAATTAACTCAAGTAATCGATGTTCTTGAAACAGACTTCGGTATAATTGAGTTGGTTGCTCACCGTCTATACGCAGATGACGTTGTAGACTTGCTTGAATTGCAATACTGGAAACTTGGTTACCTTATCCCATTCCATAACGAAGATTTGGAACGTAAAGGTACATACAAAGAATCCGTAATTACAGGTACAGCTACTCTCGAATGTACTGCACCAATTGCAAATGCTCGCTTGTACGGCATTTCCAAATAATCCTTGGGGGTAGTTAATTCTACCCCCTTATTTTTTTTGATTAAAAGGTGATATATGAGAATAGATACAAAGGTTACAGTCGAGAAAGACACCTGGAGTATTCAACATACCTTTGACGAAGCTGATGTTTTACAACAAGTAAAAGAGGAACGTGACAGTGGTCTTGAAGGCAACTTGAATGGTCAAGCTAAAGTAATTGCTCGTATTCCTCGCCATCGTTTTATGAGTGACTTTGAACTTATTATGGCACAGGAGTGCCAAGGTAAGGACAAAAAAGAATATGAAATGTGGATTCGTAAATGGCTTATGAAAAATCCAGAATTTAGGACTACGACTGGTAATGTCAAGAGGTACTTATGATTGAAGTACGTGATGTGGTTACTTCTGTTTTATATGGGTTAGGAGAAAATGCTAATCGTAAACATAGTGACCCAGAAATTATCGATGCTCTAAATATTGTATTACGGTATGTAAACCTAGCGTTGATTAACGCCAAATCATTTTGGATTACCAAAGAAGTTACATTAGAGCCACGTAATGGCAAAGCCAGCCTACCAAGTGATTTTGGTGGGTTTAAATCATTCGAAGATGATTTTGACGGTAAATATAAATTTGTTGGTAATACTATTAAGATTGATAAAAACGCTACAATGGCATACACGTATATCCTAAACCCTATTAAAACCATTGATGACGAGATAGATTTACCTTATGTCTTATTTGATATGTTTTCACGATACGGACTAGGGTTACTTAATGGTAATTTTGGAGCAGATACTGTAGCTGGTTTAATATCAGCTGAAATCCAAAAAATGGTAGCTGGCGAATCAAGTGGTCCTATTGAGCGACCAATGCCATTCTTTGTATAGGAGGTACAATGACAACAAACGATTTATTGATTCTTGTTCGTCAGAGACTAGGCGACATGCAAAAACTTAGTTTGTCAGACGAAGAGTTGATTATGAGTTTGAACGTAGCTATCGATAGGCTTAGTGAAGAACTAGCACAGGATGGTAATCCAGAGTTAGTTAAAGAAGTGATGCTTAACGGTACTTCCAAAGAGCTTCGACCAGATGATTTTATTTCCTTGTGTGGGCAGTTCCCTGTTATCTTTATTCAAGATACAGATGGTGTAAAAATTCAACACATGGACCCAAATTATGCTGGAAAGATGATTGTTCGATACTTTGCTAGTCGCAAACACGTTCACAACTTAACAGATGAAATTCCATTTGATAAAATTCTCCAACAACGACAACTTGTTACCTATACAGTATATGATATTAAATCTATTACAGGTGAGGTGAAGGACGATGACGGTAAGAGAACTAATGGATAAGGCGGCTCTTCGAGACCGTCTAAGTGATAATCTCCAAAGTGGTTATGAAGATAAAGAATTAATTGCTTATATTAATGACGCTATTAACTTCATTTGGCATGTATTAATTGACCATGGATATTACGAGGTAATTGGAGATGTTACATTCACGCAAGCTAATGATACTGCTCCAGCTGACTGGTACAGGGTTACTAACCAAGCTCCGCTTATTGTCAGAGATAATTCCGTGGAAGTCTATGGTAAAGTCCCTCTTAAAGTCCGTTACTACAAAAAACCAAAATTTGTAAACGCAGATACAGACCAAATTCCTTTCAGTAATGAAGCGTTTGGAGATATTATTGCACAATTAGTTATTATCCTCGCCATGTCTAACCACGGCTTTAATATGGACGTTGAACAAGATATGGTAGAGGCTATCGTAGGGTTATTATAAGGAGGTGAGTATGTCTGATAATGGCGTCAATCAACTACCTCCTTCTATACAAGGCGACGGTAGGAAGTTTATTTCGCTTTTAAAAAGCTATTTAAAAAATATTGCTGGGGAGTTAGACGACCAAATTAAAAAAGTAGAAAGTTACTTTAATGTTATCACTGATAACCCAGATACTTTTGATGAACAAATTTCTAATGTTACAGTCGAAGAAAAGGCTGTTAATGGGTCGGTATCATTATTAATACGCTGGAATTCATCTCAAATTAAACAATATGCTGGTGCAAGTATCGATGTCAAAGTTGGCGATTTCCATGATACGTTAGAGATGTTTGAAGAAAATGACACAGTTCGTCATTATGATACAACTCGCACTAACCAGTTTACGTTAGACAATGTAGATATCGGTAAGAGGTACTGGATTCGTATTCGTGGTCGAGATGTTAGAAATGCGTTATCAATTAGTGGCAAATCTCCAATTGCTTTACACTATATTGCTGAAACTAAATATGTTCCTAAATCACCATACGAAGCTACAGTTGTATTTGACAAACGTGCGGTGTACTGGTCCTGGAAGCAATATCCACAAAACGATTATGAGTGGACGGAGCTTCGATTAGACGAAAATCCTGGTGCATTATTTAATCGGTTAGACCTAACAACTGACTGGCACTCTGAAGCGAAACCATATGCACGGACTGGTACCGCTTATCTTTATAATAAAGGTGTTGGTAATTCATATTCAGCTCCAGCGACAATTGAGTATTCCAAGGCTGTACCACATAAGCCTAAACATTTAACTGCTACTCCAGCAGTAACTGGTTTATATATAGAGTTTGATGTAATCCCAGAGGATTGTTACGGTGCAAACGTTTATATCAATAATGAAAAGCATTTTGTTGCGGACAACAAATTTAGCTTTAATTGCTCTACTGGGAACTACTCTATTAAAGTTGCTTACGTTGATGTGTTTGGTGATGGTGAATTATCAGACATATTAACAATTAGCACTATTGGTGAAATACCAACAGAGATGATTAATAAAGAGAAGCTTGGTATCAATGCAATTAACCAAGGCATTACCGATATTAATAAAGCTCGTGAAGAAGCTGATAAAAAAATCGGAACTTTAACTACTTCTTTAACTACTTTAGAAGGTGTGGTTGATGCTAAGATTACCGACGTTAAAAATACTACTGAAAGTAGAATTACAGCTACACAAAATGCTATTAATTCAATGGTACAAAATAACGTTAATAATCTACGAACCAGTATTACACAAGTAGCCAATAGCATTGATGTCAAAGTAAGTGCTGGTATTAATAAATTAACAGGCAAAGAAATTATTTCTCGTATTAATCTAACGCCAGAAACTGTATCTATTTCTGGTAAATATGTTCACATTACTGGAGATACTGTATTTGATAACGGTGTAATCGTCTCTAAGTATATTGGTGATAAAGCAGTTATAGGGACAAAGATTGCGGACGGTGCTATTACGACGGATAAATTGGTTGCCAATGCTATTACTGGCGATAAAATATCTGCTAATGCTATTACTTCGGATAAAATTAAAACTGGAGAGATTACAGCAGAAAAAATAGCCGTTGGTACTATCACTGGCGACAAGCTAAAAGCAGACACAATTACAGGTGATAAGATTGTTTCTGGTAGTATTTCTGGTGATAAAATCTCTGCTAATACAATTGGTGGGGATAAAATTAAAGCTGGCTCTGTTGACACTAATAATATTAAAGCTGGAGCTATTAATTCTCAAAAACTTAATGTGGATAGGCTTGATGCCATTACCTCTAATGTTGGTGATTTAATTGGCGGGTCGATAACAGGTGGAACTTTTAAAAACTCTACAGGAACTTTTAAGATTGACCCAGATGGGAATATTGTTGGTGCCAACATTATTGGTTCTAAAATTTCCGCAGATACCATCTTCCAAGCTGGCTATCACCTTAAAAACTTAGATGTACAGATTTACCGTGTTAAACATGGCGAATGGTGTCCAATCCCAGAAGGGTTTCAAGAGGAAGAATGTATTTTTGTCCCTGTAGGATATATCAAGATGGATGAATACAAATACGACCATTCTACAGGTGAATTCTATACAGATATTCAAACAAATACGACAAGAAGAATATCTCGATATGAATTTCAGGTTCAAGCCAGAAAATACATAGGCAAGTGTGACATTTACATGGAACAAGACACGCCACAAACACATAATATAGGCATAAATGAAAGAAGAAAGGCTGTGGTAGAGTGGTATCGGCATTACCGATATGGTAAAAATTCTACCGATGTAGACGTGTACACATATGGTGAATTATTTGTATTAGTTTTTGCAAAAAAATAGGAGACAGTATGGCTGATAATACATTATTGATAAAATTGGACTCAAACACATTTGACCCAATTATTGAAAAATTAACTAGTAATATTAAAGGACCACAAGGAGAACGTGGAGAACGTGGGGAACGCGGGGAACGTGGTGAAAAAGGCGAGATGGGTCCGACTGGACCACAAGGCAATGAGGTTAATATCCCAAACACAACAAAATTATTATTAGAAAAAAATATTTATCTACCAAACGAAAAAATAGATACAGTATTAACTACTATCGTGCAAAGTTTGGGAACTTTATTAAATCCATCTATTGAGCCTTTACGTTATAAAAAACCAAAAAAAACAGAAACCTTTATTGATTTTTATGGTCAACCTCACTATAAAATATCTATAAATAATAGTCCTAAAGTTGAGTTTGTGTCTAATAACTATCGTTATAATATCCCATTAACAGACAATAAATTAATCGTAAAGTATTATGATTTAACAGATAGATTGGTTGATACGCAAACGATTATGCTCGGAATGGATGAGCCAGAATACGACTTTGGAAAACTCATAGAGAAAAAGGAACTTTCTCTAAAGAGTGGTATGAAAGGTACATTTGAACGCTATGATAATGGAGTCCAAGTTCAGGTCTTATCTATCGGTGCCGTTAAAAATGACGACATATTAACAGAATATGGCAATTTTATCAACCAAGCAACTGGGCATACAAATAGCCAATATGTTTTGTTGGATTTATCCGCTATTCAAGGGAAATCAATTCCAAATAGTATAACGATGTATAGTTTTGGGATTAATACACAAACATTGCATATATTATTTAACCACACTGGTATCTTTAAGAGTAGTTACGACCCACAACAGCCTGACGAAGTCGGTGTGTTTGACACGGTTACATTCTATTGCGATAAACCTATGACACTAAAAATTAATAGTTCAAATATGGTCAATGTTAAAGCTAGTGAAATTTATGATTATTTGACGCTATCAGAAAAATTGCAGCGTGTATTTTAACAATCCAAATGGTAGTTATACCTATGGCATGGGATATAATTCTGGGTATATACATGGTTCGTCTGGACGTTTTGCAGAGTCTAATTACAATCGTAGTTATGATTATATTGAAGGATATAATGACGGATATTACGATGGACAGCCTGTATATTACAATAGACAAAGCATGATAAACGACTATACCCAAAACCTGTATTATTAATTTAAAAATAGGAGGTTTATTGAGAGACTGGATTAATTCTTATTTTCCACCTCCATATAGGTTTCTTACTGGCATATTTATCGTAATCCTGGCTGACATTTTTGACGTATATGAACGGGTGGTTGAACAGATGTATCGATTATTAAATTTTTGGGAGATTAAAGTTATGGCTGGAACAGCATTATCTTTAATATTATCTTTTCACCAATCTGACTACGCATACGTCGCCCAGGGTATTTTTTGGTTATTAGTCTTGGATATTATTACTAAATGGTTTGCGATTAGCAATCAATACTTAATAGAACAAGGTATCCCACCAGAAGATATTACAACAATCGATAAATTTAGAGGGTGGATACCAGCATTTAGAGCTGGTCGAATTACAACTGCTCACTTAGGCACTGGCTTTCTTTCCAAGATGATACAGTACGCATTGTTGTTATCGGCAGCGGTCATGATTGACCATGCATTTGGCAATAGCGGTATTGTACTTGGTATGAAAGCGGTAACTTTCACAATAGGTTACACATGTTATAGTGAGTTTTTATCTATCGTAGAAAATATGAGAGACAGTGGGGTTTCTCATATGGATAAACTTATGGACTTATTAAGTAGCAATATACTTAATAAACTTAAACGTTAAGGAGGATTTATGGAACAACCCATTACTTTAGTTCAAAATGGGCCTTTAACCATCGAAATTCACAAAGGTCAAAAAGATATTCTATAATATATGGCGAAAAAAGTTGGTAAATCCCAACGCATACAAACTGTTACCTTAGTTGATTTAACAGGTGGTATGAACGTCGCTAAATCGCCAGAATTCCTGAAACAAAACGAATGTGTAAATTTAGAGAATTTTGAATTTGATATTGAGGGTGACAAATTACGTACACGGAGGGGGCTTGGCTCACCTCTACATACGTTCGACTCTCCAATTACTTATATCTATAATGACTACGAGATGAACGATTTCTTTATTTTCTTAGAGAATAAAAAGATTTATAGATATGAGTTTGGTAAAACACCTCAATTTATTGGAACTCTCAACGGTGACGCAAAGCGTCCAACATGTACTAAATTTGGTGGTAATCTTTTGATAGCAAGTGGTGATAAATTACAAAGATACAACTACCAAACTGTATCTGAAATTGCAGAATCGCCAAATGCAGACATTGTATTTACACGTTCTGGTCGAGTAGTAGTATCTAAATCTGGACAAGATTTACTAATCTATTCGGCTATTGGTAACGAGGAAGACTGGCACGAAAATTCCAACGATGATTCCGCACGAAAAGACGTGAACGTAGGGTATAAAGACGGTGGGGACATTGTTGGTGTAGCTGAACTAGCTACCGATTTATTAGTATTTAAAAATAACGGATTGATTTACACAGTACAAAATGAGCCTAGTGATTGGAATATCATGCAACTGGGAAGTAAGAGTGATTTTATATCACGACACGCTTGTACTAATTTAGGTAAGGACGTAGTGTTTATGTCCACAACTGGATTAAAATCGTATGCTACATCTCTTACGTACTCTAACTTTGAACCAAAAGATATCGGAGAAAAATGTAACCCACTCATTAAACGAAGAGTGGATAATCCGTTTATTTTTGACTTGCGTAGAACCAAACAATTGGTGATAAGCGGAGATAGTGGAAATACTGTATATGTATATCATTACGGGCTTAAAGCTTTTAGTAAATGGGTATTTCCGCATAAGATTACATCAATATGTGAAAATCGTTATCACGTTTTAGTATCAATGAATGATAATGATACAAGTGGGTCATTGTATGAATTGCGGTGGGACAACCACGATGACGACAAGACAACCATTCACCAAGAAATTAAAAGTGGTGAAATTCGAGACACACACCAAATGAACGTATACAGAACATATATTGACGTAATGTCAGATACCGCTGGTAGCGGTGATATTTCTATTAATGAAACTGTAATTCATCATTCATGGACTACTGAAGAGCAACAAAAAGAATTTAAGAGTCAAATACGTTCGCCAAAACTACAGTTTAAATTTGAAACGGACAGCAATATTGTCTTTAAATTCGTATCATTTGACATTGTTAAAGAAAACGAGGCTTTAGTAAGCCAAGGTTCTTCTGGTGGTGGACGACGCAACTCTGGTTTCGGGGCTAAAAAAAGAAGTAGTAAACATGATGATTTCCTAAAAGGAACAGGGTCATCAAATAGAAACCCATATGGATAATATAACGGCACTCTGAAAAGGGTGCCACTTTTTTTATATGGAGATGTCACATGGCTAAAGATGAAGACATTGTGAAATGGATTAAAAAATACAATAAGAAAATGGGTAATTTCTGGGACGATTGGGACCTAGAATGGTATCCATTTATTCACATTTTCGAGGACGGTTCTTTCTTCACATATGGCGTATGTGGAGAATATTTAGAATGTGGTCCCGTTAGTATAGATTTTAAAAAAGCTTTCCCTACTATGGAGGCTTATGCGAAACGCTTAGGGCTAAAAGGAGTATCAACAATTACTCCTCATAATCCTAAAGCGTATGCACGATTAACTAAGTCTACCTTGAAAGAGAAAAAATTCTTAGGTGGACAATGGCAATATTACTTCGTGAGGGAGGTTAATTAATGGGTAAAAAAGGTGGTTCTTCATATCATGAACGCCCTCTATCCGAGGAAGAAAAACAACTATTACGTCAACAACAGGCGTATTTAGCTTCAATTCAACCTAGTATAGACCAGCTTGTATCTCGTGGTACAGCATTGTTAGATGATGTAGTTAACCCTAACTGGTCATCAATCTATAGTCAAACTGTTAATGACGTAAACAACCTACGTAAAGAACAAGCTGAATTAGCGACTGGTAAATTACCAGATGCATACGCCAACGCTAAAACAAATTATTTTAATCGTATTTATGAAAATACAATGGGTCAGCAATTGTCAGCCATGGCTAGGAAAGGTATTGTTGATAGTTCACGACTGAACTCTGCAACAAACGATATGCAAAAAAATATCGCCGCTCAAATGTCGAAGGATTACAGCGAAGACCTCAACACGCAAAAAGGGCTATTAGACCAAAAATATCAATTCGCACTCAATCCTTTGGAGCTGGCTCACAAAGCGAATATGTACTCATTTGCAAATCCTCAACAATATTTACAGTTAGCACAAGGTCAAAATAAATCAAATACAGACGCATTACAAGCTACAAGCCAAATGAACAATGGTCGTGGCTATGTAACACAAAAAGGCTCTGGTTTCTTTGGTGGCTTAATGCAAGGTGTTGGTTCATACCTCGCTTGTTTCCCAGCTGAAGTTGAGATTGAAACAGATTATGGTTATATCCCTATTAATGAAATTAATGAGGGAGATATTGTTGTGGCTAAAGATGGTATTGAAAAGGTGCTTAAAGTAGTTGAATGTGGAGAACGAGAAACAATGCATTTAATTACAGATAACCATTCACTAGAAACAACACACACACAAACAGTATGGACACGAGATGGTCTCAAAGCTATTGATGAACTTGAAGAAGGCATGGAAGTCCTTACTGATAGTGGCTTTGAACATATCATTGACTTTAAAGCTGGTCGTATCGTACCAGTATATGAATTAGTTTGTACAGGCTCTAATATGTTCTATGCAAACGGCATTGTAGTAGAAGGCTTTACAGAGGAGGAATTAAATGCAAGTCATTCCGTATAATCCAGCAACAGACCCTTGGTTTCAATTAGGCCGTGCAGTATCTGGTGGGTTAGGCTTACTAGCAGATAACCGTATGGCACGTGGAGAAGCCAAAAACCAAGATAATGAATTTGCTAATGATGAAGCTAATAAATATAACGGATTTTTGGACCAAACAAAAGCAATGATGGGGCTTGATAAAGGCGATAGTGCTGGCTGGGCTAGTGGTAACGCTAAACTGTCAGCAATGGGTTATAATGGCCCAGTTTTAACACCAACAAACGCAGAAGGTATTAACGCTGGTCTATTGAAACAACAAGATTACTGGAATCAATATAAGAACATTAACGCTGGCAAACGCTTACATGATAACGATTACTTGACATACAATCAATACAAAGCAAATATGCCTGGTTTACTTGTATAAGGAGGGTTTATGGATTTTTCTCAATACGGGAATGTGCCTGGTAATATCCAAGATGCTATTTTGCAAGCGTCAAATAGTACTGGCGTTGACCCTGACCTTCTTGCTCGTGTGGCTCGACAAGAGAGCGGTTTCGACCCAACTGCCGTAAGTCCTGCTGGTGCTACAGGCTTATTCCAAACAATGCCAGATACAGCACGAGATTTAGGTATTGAAGACATGACAAATCCATACCAAAGTGCAATGGGCGGTGCTAAATACATCGCCCAAAATTTGCAAAAGTATGGTGGAGACATCACTAAAGCCTTAGCGGCATATAATGCTGGTCCTGGTAATGTTGATAGTTGGATTAGTAATGGCTGGGACGGTTCACCAGATACCATTCCGATTGAAGAAACTCGTAATTATGTTAAATCAATCGGTGGCGGTAGACGTTCTAATATCCCTGTGAATTACACTCAACAAGGTAAGTCGCCTATTAACTTAGCGGCTCAATTTCAATTAGACGACCCAAAAGAGCAAATTGACTTTGGTCAAGTTATGGGTATCCTTAATGCACCAAAACAAAATGTATCAGCCGCTGGTGATGACGCATTACGTAGTGCATTATCAACACAATCACATCACTTAGCACGTGGTAAACTAGCGTCTCCTTTCTATGCTCAAAGTGACAAACAACTTATGCAATCAGCGATTGCCAAGGCACAGGAAGAAGCCAAGCTAAATAATCAATCAACTCAATTAACTGGTGCTGGTCAATTAGCACAGATGATTGCTAATAGTAAGAATAGCTCTAATGCAGAAATGCTTGCAAGTTTAGGTCAAGCTCTTGGTGTGCGTTTAAGCCCTATGGCACGACGTTATATGTCACAAAATGATATGGCTAAAATGGGATTACAGTTTGCTAGACAAGACCAAATGCTCGCAGACGAACGTGCATTTAAGGCATCAGAAGCTGAAAAAGCACGCCAATTCCAACGTGACATGGTGGCAGTTAGAGCCGCCGCTACAGCCGCTCGTGCTGGTGGCAGTGGTCGTTCTGGTGGTGGTAGCAGTTCTAGCCTTATCAGTAGCGATAAATACGTCGATAAACAATTAAGCGGATTTGGTGAATACTTATCTGAAAACGCTGATAAAGAACAATTCTCTCAAAATGATGTCAATGAATTAAACCGTCGATATGGCGACTTAATTTTACAATTAGGTTCAGCTGAAGCAACTCCATATTCTATGGAGATGTTACGACGAGCTGGTAATGATTATACATACCAAATTAATCATATGCAAAATTCAAGTAGCGGTAATAAATTGGATTACAGCACTAGCCAAGACATCATTGATAAACTTAACAAAAAAGAATAGATTATTTATACAGGAGGGGTGATTAAATGCCTACTTTAGGACAGTTGCTAGGCGATAACCTATATAACGTTGCATATGGTCCTCAATACAACGCCATGAAACGTAAACAAGCCCTCGATGATTCTGGTTATATTCCAAGCGAGAACGATGGTTTAATTGATAGCTTTCAATCTGGTCTAGCTGGTTCTATGGGCGGACTATTTGGAGAGTTATCTGGTTGGGCTAAAAACAATGGTCATGACTGGTTAGCTAATGAAGCTATGTATAATGCTAACCAAATGGGTGATATAGCCGCTCGTAATGCTTATACAGGTAATGCAGATACCGATGGGTATTTATGGTATGGTGCAAACCAGGCCGCTCAAGCTTTAGGTTCATCTGTTCCTAGTTTGGCTACTGATGTCGCTACATCAGCCGCCGCTGACGCCGCTATTGGTTCTATCGTACCTGGTGTTGGTACTACTGCTGGTGGTGTTGTAGGTGCATTAACAGGTGTTGGTAAATTTGCACTTAGAGCATATGAAGGGTCTAAGGCGATTCGTTATGGCATTAAAGCCGCTAAAACAGCTGGTAGTATTGCAGTCGGTGGTCTAGTCGAAAACGCTAGTAACGCTGGTGATACATACATGACTGGTTTAAGCCGTGGTATGGACTATGACGAAGCATGGAACGCTAGTAACCAATCCTTTGACGATGGCTGGGCCCCAGCTGTATTAAACTATGCTTCAGATAAAATCTCACTAGGTATGCCAATGAAAGGTATCTCAGCCGCTATGGCTGTTGGTACTGGTGGCAAAGTACTAGCTAAAACAGCTGGTGCTTGGGCTGGTAATGCTATGATTGGTGCCACTGGCGAAGGTTTAACTGAAGCATGGCAACAAGAAATTCAAGAACAAGCATTAGGTAACCCAGACTACGCTAACGTGCATATTTATGACCCACGTACATGGACCGATGAAATGATGAGTCAAGGTAAAGACGCATTTGCTGGTTCATTAGTATTAGGTGGCATTGGTGGTGCCGTAAATACTGGTCGTGGCTGGGCTTCATCTCGTTCTAATCCTTCTGTCTCTATAGAAGACAGTATAGACAGTAGACCACAAGAAATAAGTCTGAACAATACTACAAACATTAATGATGTTAATAATATTGACATAGAAGACGACGTATACGGAAACGTAGAGGCGCCAGTATCTGCTGTTCGTAGTCTTAAAGATAATACTGATGTTGACGGTATTACAGACTTGTCAGAAATTGTACCAGACCAATTAGCACCACAAGAACGTGGTGATTATGATGACGTGCTAGATACTATGACAGCACGTTTTCAAAAGAATAAATATTCTGACTCTGATATTACAAGTAAACAACAAGCAGTTAGTGATACAGTAAATCGTATCATAGACTTATGGGATAATTCTACAGACGAAACAACTCCTAAAAAGCTTACCAATAATATGTATATGGACGACTTCATAAATGCTGGCCTTACAAAGAAAGAAGCACATGAAGCTTCGTCTACTTTAGTATCTACTTTACGCAAGAAAAATGATGTAGATAACTACAACCCTATGGACGGGAAGAATATCGTTGAACGTGCAGATAAAGTAGGTTACAAACTATCAGACGCACAGCGTAAGGACTTATTGTCTAATAATCCTATCCGTCAAAACATTAACGATACAAATCTTGCCGTTGAGAAAGCGGAAGCTGACGCACGTAGACGTCAACAAACAAAACAAGCACAACAACGAGAACAAGACAATAGACAAGCATATTCTTCTCGTTATAAAGATTCTGTGAACAAACCTTTCCTAGACCCTCTATATGGAGATAGAGCGGAAGAAACAGGTTATCGTATTAGTAAAGCTATCGCAGAACGTGAAGCCGATAAAAAATACGGACGTAAAGTCCGCAAAGATTATGAATATCTTCGTAAGAATGGTATTAATACACAAAACTATTCTGAACAAGAAATGAAGGACATTCAAAATCATGTTCGCTCAATTGAACAAGGCAAGAAAAACAACGATAAAACAGGCTTATTAAAACGTAGTGCTGATAATGCTAACGTAATTAAAGCTAACCAAGCATACGCAGAAGCCTTTAAAAACTTAGATGAAAACGACCCACGTGATAAAGCAAAGATTCAACAAACACGAGAAGTAATTGCTAATCAATTAGTTGAACTTGGCAAAATGGGCAAACCAATTCATCGTTATGAAGTTCTAAAAGACCTTAAAAAGAATAGCAAAAACTTATATAACAAGGTAATGAACGAAGTATATGGTGAACAAATCGCCGAGGCTAAGAAACAAGTTAAGGTGGAAAAGCCTAAGATTCAAGCTAATGCTAATGTAAAACCTTCATTTAAAAAAGGTTCTATCTCAGCTAAAGTAGCTGAAAATCCAGAACTTAAACCTCTTATTACGGCACAATCTATTGACGTAGAAAAAGCTAAAAAAGTACAACCGAAAGAAGTTATTAAAAAGGAAGCAAAACAAGAAGTTACTTCAGTTAAAGAAACTAAAAAACGTGGCCCATATAAAAATGATAAAACTGAGGGTGAACGTGCATTAGCGGGTTTAAGAGAACAGAAAATTACACCACAAGAAGCAATTAAGTATTTATCTCATTTAGAGAAAAACGCTAATAACAAATATAAACCAGAACTACGTAAAATGATTGAAATGGTTCGCTATAATACTAATAAAGATGGCAAACTTAAAAATCATGACCGCTCACCAGAAGGAAAAGAAAAAGAAGCCCAAATTATTCGTGACCGTATTGCTAAATTCCAAAATAAATTAGATACAGAAAAAGTCACTAACCAAGGGTATCAAAATGAATCACAACAAATTCAAAAACAAATTGACAAATTTAACTTTAACCACTTAGGCGATACAAAAGAATATAATTTTGAAATCCCTCAACATAAAAATGATACGTCTGCCAACATGGTAGAAGCACATGTAAATGGTGAAATTAAACACCCAGCATATGTTAGAGACGCTATCTTCAAGACTCCTTCAGCTATTGATAAGAGCGTATTCAAATGGTTAAGCAAAGAGCTTGGTCAACTAGTTACATCATTTAGAGATGGTGAACGTAATAAGATTATCAAGACAGTCTTAACTAAAGAATATGAAAACCTTATCGAAGGTGCTGGTGGTCCAATACAAGCCTTTAAATCCAACCCATCTAAAGTTAAACAGCTAGTGTACGCCATTGCTGGTTCTTTCCCTAAACAATCGTTTGGTTTAGAAGGTAATCGTATTCGAGATGACCGCAATAAGAAGATGTATGATGGTAAAGATGGTTTAACTAAAACGCCATTTGATGAAAAAGATAAATTAATTGCATTTGCTAAACAATACTTTAAAACAGGATTTGAAAAGAAAGATGAAGTTGTAGAACAACCGAAAGTTATTAAGGAAGATAAACGTAAAGAAAATCGTATCAATAAACAATCTCCTATTACTCTTAGTAAGGTAACACCAACAGACGATAGAGAAGTATTCCATTTTGAATTAAATGTCAAACCAAATACTGACATTACAGCCACACTCGAAAATATAGGTGTTGATACAGATAGCATTACAAATAAAACTGAGAAAAATGGTAAAGTGTCATTCGACGCAGAATTAATGCTTAGTTCTACTCCATTTGACGGTAAAAGTGCTTCTAACCTAAAAGACTACGCTACAAAATCAGCTGTGCAAGAGGCACGAGAACAAATTTTAAAAGCTGCTATATCTAACTCAGATACAGGTTCGTTGATATTCTATACGGACTCTACAGCTGGCTTACAAAAAACACTTGACAAATTGTATGGAAAAGGCGAATATGTAATTGATGAACTTGACGGACAAGTGTTGTTACGACCTAAAAACGTTTCAGTCGAAAAGGCGTTAGAAGACCCTTTATCTTACCAAAAAGGCAAAGAAGAAACTACAGAAACACAACAAACAGAAAACGTTAATACAAGCGATTTGAGTGATATTATCAATCGTGGATTAAACAAATCTGATAACTTAACGCCTCAACAAGCAAGTGTGTTGTTTGGTGCTTTAAAAAGCCGTTTAGGTAACCAATACCCAAAAGTTATAAATTACCTTAACAAAGCAAAACACATCGAAATTCAAGTAACTGACGCTGGAGAAACACCGCAATACAACTCTGCATTAGGTGTAATTTATATTCCAGAAGATAGAATCAATAGCAGTAGTACCTCTTTCCAACATGAATTGGTTCATGCAGCACTTAGAGACTACTTAAACAACGCTGGTTCCACAAAACAAGTTATGAATTTTGCTAGTTCAATAGCGGATTATATTAAGGAGGAAATTGATGGATATCGAAACTTTAGTCAACCGAATACTAATAGAAATGAAATGTCCGAAGGACGAGTTGCACAAGATGGCACTCAAAGTGGTGGATTACATGAACGAGTTCTATCCACTCAACAAAACGAAGCACTTCTCTCTAGGGAGCATGCAAATGAAGATAGCAATATGCGTGGCACGAATATGCCTAGCAGAAGTAGCGGAGAAGGAGTTCAACGCCAAGGTAATCGATTGGAATCAACTCAATTGGGGAATAATCGTGGACGGACGGAGCTTTATAGACAAAGACAAACAATACCACACGATAGAGGAAATCAAGGAGGATTTCAGACAGCAAATTCCATTTCGAAACGACCTAACTTTGAAGGGGGACTACTTCGAGCGTGGGATTCTGCAAAAGATGTAGTTAATAAGGCAACTAAGGACACTTTGTTTGGAATAAGAAATTTAACTATAAATAGAGTTAACAACACTATTCGTGATGAAGAGCTATCTGTGAAAGACAAAGAAAATATCGTATTGTCTTTGTTATGGCAAGCAAAAGAATTAGACAAAAAATTTAATATTCCTTACGAAGGTAGTTTAATGAGAGCCGTCTATGAAGGTAACAGAAGTAACCTAGAAGAAACGTTAGCATATACCTTGCAAGGCAATTTAGCTCCTGTTCATACAGGGGCTTTATTTGAGTCTGCTTCTAAAGTCACTAATCCAAAACCATTAATCGAAAATAGAGAAGAACACCCAGAAGAACACTACGCTATTATGCTACATAGAGAAAGTACAGGATATCTTCGTAAATCTTTCCACCAAGGTAAGATTATCGAACCTAGTGTTTCGTATTCTTTAGGTAAGGACGCATATAATAGTGTTCTTGATGGGTATGGTGAATACGCACTCGTATTAGACCCTAAACAAGTTGTAAATGATAGTTACGTACTTGGTACACAAGATATGTATACTAAAACAATTAACAACTACGATTCACCAAACGAATACGGTGGTATGGCTATTGATGGTACTCGATTAGCAAATAAAGCACTAGCATTTGTTAGTGATAAACCTAAGCGGTTATCAAGTAACAAAATATCTGTATCAAATGCTCGTAACAAACCAATCAATATACTGGATGCTATGAAAGTCATTGATAAACATATTCGACCAGTACTTAAAGAACATGAGTTACGTATATTAGAAGATTCGTACGATAATGATATTTTATCATTCTACGACGATATGGATAAACCACGTACAACTATCAAACCTATCATTGATACTCTATATCGTATGAGAAAAGGCGAAAGTATAGAAGAGGGATATAGGAAAGTAACACGTGGTCAACAGCTAGATGAGCAAACAAAGAAAGCAATCGAAGGATTAAGACAAGACTTAAAACAATTTGGTACTGGATATGGAGAAGCTAAATTACACGAATTAAACATCAACGATATTAAATATATTGTCTTAGATGAAACGCACTACAAACAATTAGATTCATATATTGAGCGTGGTGCTAATATGCGTGGTATTCCTATCATCACTATTACTGATGATGCAGACAACAAAGCTCAATATGTCATGAAAGAAATTGTAAAATTAGAAAAACAAAAAGCACCAGAAGATGTTATCTTATATCAAAAGGGTAAAGAAGTTAATCCTATTGCCAATGCATTGCCTTCCTTCGCTGAAGCGGCGGCAAAACTTCTTAAAAAAGAAGACGACAATATCACATTTGAAACACGTGACGCAAAACAGGGTAATATCTCTGGCTATACATTTAAAAAGTGGTTGCGTTCTCCAATCAAAATGATTGAAAAATACATTCCACAAATGAAGCCAATTATCCACTGGGCAACTGAAGCAGAAGTAAAAGCAGATAAATTACAACGAGTATACCTTAAAGCATTGGATAAAATTAAAACTAACCTCGGAGAAGATAATATTAAATCATTCAATAAATTGGCTAAACAGGTTACTGTCCTTGGACGTGAATTTGTGCAACCAGTTGGCGTAATGGTTCGTGATAGAGAAGTGTATATCAATCTTGATATGAACGACACCTTTAGAGAATTTAAAGACGAAGTAGACGCAAAAAATCTATACAATGAACTTAAAAATCAAGGTAAACATGCTTTCATGGATTACAAAGATGGCAACTTCCGTGTATTTGCCAGTGATAAAGCTATGAAACCATTCGCTACATGGGAACAAGCTCATAAAGCTTCTCTTCCTTTGCGTAATAAAGCTATCCGTGAGCAAGGCTATAATGGCAAAGTATTGCAAGCATATAACGCTTGGCGTCAATTAGATGACAGAGTATTTAACGATTCTGTTAAAGCTTGGCAAGCAAGCGGTGCTGACCCAGAACATAAGCCACGCAAATTATGGGGTCACGTACCTATGTTACACAGTCGATACGGCGTGTACTTAGCTAGAGAAGCCACAGACGATAAAGGTGACGTATACGAAAAACGTGAAAAGATTGCTTCCTTCCATACATATCGTGACGCAGAACACTACGTAAAAGATAAAAAACTTAATAAAGATTTACGCATTATTATTACAGAACGTAATCCTCGATACGATGAGAATGTAAGTTCTGATATCTATGAAGGTTCAAACGAATCTGCATATGACGATATCGTATACGAAGGCGAAAGTAGAGAGCAACAAGAAAAACGCTTCGCACGTATTTCACATTCTTACCCAGCCTTAAATAAAATCATTGACGAATTCGTAAATAAAAAAGATGGCGTAACTCGTGAAAAATTAATGGACCTAATCCAAGATAAAAAGAAACAGAAAGATTTGGGTATTGATAGTAAACAATTAAACCAAGAATTACAATACGCTAACTTAGACGAATTATTTAGACGCCGTGACGTGATTACACGACAAGATTTAATTGGTCATCTATTACTTGGCTATGGTAATTTACGTAAAGATAAATACAACAATGTTCGTACTAATGCCAAAGGTGCTAACCCAGACGTATTTGGTAACATTGAAAACTATCTACGATATAAAGCTCATTTCATTCCAACAAATGAGTTCTACCACAAGTCTACATCATTATATCGTGATGTAATTGGTACAGATTACGCTTCTCAATTCGGTCGTAATGGCGAAGGTGCTAGACGTGACGTAGAAGATGTGTTGCACAACTTTATTTCCTCTGTAATTGGCGTTCCTAATAACGCAGATAAAACAATCAACAGAACAGTAAACGAACTCATCGGCGATGGCTGGATTAAACAGCATTACGGTGAAACATTCGCTACTGATTTAATGAATCGTAGCATGGAAGCTGTTACAGTCGCTAAACTTGGTTTGTTTAGACCTACAGCGGCACTTGCTCAACTTGGTGCATTGATGAACATTGTGACTAAAACAGGTTACACAAAAGACTTTGCACAAGCTGTACGTGACGCTACGATGTTTGGACCTAGCACAAAGAACATTACAATGGCTGAACGTAGAATGTTTAATAACATTGGTTTAAATTTACAAGATACAGCCATGGAAACCCAATCACTAAAAAATAGAAAAAGTATTTACAATATGAAAGTTGGTAAAGTTAAATTAGGTAAATTATTCGAAAAATCAATGGATATGTTTAACCGAATGGATAAATATACAAGACGTGTAGCCGCACTACACGCATTTAGAAGAGCTATTGCAGAAGGCAAATCACAGACTGAAGCAGAACATATTGCTTCTGATTTTGTACGAGAAACAAACTTTGACTATTCAGATAAAGATGCTTCTCAATTATTTACCAAATACGGGACACTAGGTAAACTTATTCTACAATTCAAAAAATACTCAATAAAAGAATTAGAATTTATGTATGACATTGTTAAGAGCGGAAATAAAAAAGAAATGGCTCGTTTCCTAGGTTCTTATATGACAATGGCTGGTCTAATGGGTATCCCTGGTATTTCATTAGCTGACCCATTTGCTGAATGGATTAGTAATAAAAAAGCTACAGATAGTATTAAAGAAACAATTATGGAATGGGCTGGCAATGACAAAACTAAAAAACAATTAGCGTTACTCGCTATGTACGGTTTACCAGCTCCTACTATTGGTGCAGACTTTAGCCGTAATATTGGTGTAGGTGACTTAGTGCCAACAGATAACTTCTTCGGTCCTACATTCGGTACATTAGGCAATATGATGGATTCTTTTAGAAACCACAATACAGCTAATAATGTACTTCTTGGTATGGCCCATGATTTATCTCCAGCATTTGCTAACTACTACCAAGGGGCTACTGGTAAAAAACACGACTGGACTAAAGGAGTTGACACTCGTGATTACAGTAGTAAAGAACGAGTACTTAAAATGTTAGGTTTTAGACCAATCTTAGATTCAGTTAATAGCGATATGAGTTCTATCAATTATGCTAACTCACAAAATGAAAAATCATCTAAGAAACAATTAATTTACCAATACATTAATGACCCAAAATCTGTTAGTGTAGAAGAACTTAAAGCTATGAATATTACAAAGAAAAATATATCTGACGCTAAAAAGGCATTGGATATGTCGGCTTCAGATAAATTAAAGCATTATGGAACAAAAGCAAGTAAAGCTAAAAATAAAGAAAAAGCAGATAAATTTGCTGGTTTTGAAGAGGAACTCGATTAGGGTTCCTCTCTTTTTATTGGAGGTTATATGGAATATACATTAAACGATATTGAATACATGGCTAGTGTATGCCATGCAGATAAAATCACTCTGCATTGGGGGGCTAATCACTATGAAGACACTTCTGACCACTATCATATTAACATTCTTGGCGATGGCACAATCTATTCTGATTACGATAATCTTGATGTGTATTGCGAGCATACTTGGCATAGGAACACTAATAATATTGGTATTTCATTGTCTTGTTGCTTTGACGCTGGAGTTTGGGCGGACGGTACGGTTAAGTTTGGTACGGAGCCACCAACTGATGAACAAGTGGATACGATGGCTAAAATCGTATATAAGATATGTAAAGCTAAAGGTTGGGACATCGTATACGATAGAGTAAAAACGCATGCTGAATGGGCTGATATTGATGGATATGGTATTCATGATAGTGACCCAGATATGCGTTGGGACTTATTAAAACTTCCACAGGAGGACGGAGAAGGTGGTGACATTATTCGTGGTAAAGCAATTTATTTCCAATATCACCCAGAACTATGTGAGGCCTAATTTAAGGTTAATAGTTTTTATAATTGCAATTCTAGGGGTCTGTGTGGCCCTGTATGGTGGGTATAGAATATTCCATAGTGAAACTATCATGGACCAACCTAAAACGCCAGTACAGACGAAAATAGCGAATGTAAAAAGTACACAACAAACAAAAACTACATTTGCATACGTGCCGAAAGAAAAAGAACTGGTATATAAAAACAATATACCAACGTATGTTACCGAGGATACAGATGTTGAAGCTAATATTGAATCACCTCACGTAACAGTAAAAGTAAATGGTAAAAAACAACAGTTTAACTTACAACAAAACGAAACACAAAAATTTGAAGATGGCAAAGTAGTCATGAATCAAACATCTGAAGTAACATTTGATGTAAAAGTACCAGATAGACATGAACTTGATGTTTACGCACAAGAAAACTTCCGTGCTGGTGAATTCCATCACGAAGTAGGTGTAGAAAAACGCAATGGTAAATTTATATATGGTGCTAAATATGACATTACTGACAAGAACCCAACGTACTATACACGTTATAACCTAGTCAAAATGTATACCAATTAATGGGGGCAAAACGCCCCCTTCTTTTTTTATGCCTAAAAATCAAAAATTGAACTTGACTTACAAGTGAAGCTGTGGTATAATAAGGGCATAAACGAATAAACAAAATTTATTCATTAAATTTTTATCATTAATTCCACTTTTAAGTGTTGACAGCGACTCTTGTGAGTGATATAATGACATTAAACAAGTTGATGTGGCCGTAGAGCATATGTCGAAGACTTGTTTTATAATTGAATATAACTTCACTTATAAGAGTAAAAATGTGAAAAGAAAGAAAAACTATTATGGGGAAAAGATTTAAAGGAACACAAGGAGTTTCTATGTGTGGAACGATAGAGTACATACATAGAAAAAAGAAAAAAGAATACTGTAAAGGCTGTAAGTTTTGTTCTTACTCTAAACATGGTACACAAATGTTTTGCAGTAAACATAAAAAATTTTCTGACGTACTAAAAACAAAACGTAGAAAATGTTATACAGCATAATTATAACTCAATACAATCGTAGCTAGCATACGTATTGCACGAAGGAAGACCAGTCTTGAAAACTCAGGTTGCCCTATGTATGTCGAATGTATTGAATATATATTTTGCTAGGCAAAATACAACTACATATTAAATCTGTTGAGGCGAACACCAACTAAAAACAACGGAACCGAATTTGCGACTCGGTAATCTGGCCGTTAGAGGGGGGCTATTCGTCGTGCAAGTTTCCCAGATTTTGTCCCGTCGTAGAAGGCTGTCGAAACAAACTCATCTGAGTGGTAGGTAAAGCTACACCTGGGCTACCTTAATAGATTTATTATGAAGTTTCGATTATGTACCAAATGTACTAGCTCCCAATATAATGGGGGCTGTACCTTCTCCTATAATGTATTTTAGTTTACTTAGTTAATATAAAAAATGTATTTACGAAGTAAATATCATGAACGAAGTGAATGAAATATAAGATACTCACCAAACAAGTTTGGTTCGTATTCTCACTCAACCTAAAGGTTGGTTCGAAGTATTTGTTAATACTACTAAATAATATAATCAACATTAGTTATGAAGTAGTGAAGCGAATACGTCAATAAGTATTCACTGAACGCATGAATAGCAAAACATAGAGTTTTGCCCGTAATCGTTTATTAAATTAGATAATGTTAGATTATCTAATTATATATAAAGTATAAAGAAAAATATGTAATTACGAAGACTTTAGTCGAAGTAATTATACGAACAAAGTGAGTAGAAAGAAGGAATAAAATGAAAGATAAAAATACAATAAAGAAGAAAATTAAATTAATTAAATCTAAAATCAAAGATAATGAAAAAATGATATATCTTTTAAGAAAAGAAAATTCTTCATTATTTGGTAAATTTTTAAAATTAACCAGTAAATTACAGAAACTAGAGGAGGAACGAGCATGATACGTAGATGGGATGTAGTGATTGATGTTGGCGAGCTACTATTAGAAGCTGGCGTTGTGAAAATTAAGGTATTGTCGGATAGATATGTGTTATATGGACATAATGATACGATATTAGACGTTATTGTTGATGGTGCATATAAGGTTATTAAAGCCTTTTTGAAAGGGCAAAAAGTAACTGGTAAGGGAGAGACTTTTCGTGTTACTTCTGTTATCAACGAAGCATTTAAAGAAAGAAAAAAAGAAATAGACTTAGCTATAAGCCAAATTAAAAGTCCTGTAGTTAATAGCGTACCAGACGAATATAAGGATAATGTTTCACGTACACTAGATAAAGAACTACTAGCTAGGTTGTAAAGGAGTTGAAGTATTATGAGTTTCTGTGATTTGCACAGCCATAGCGATTTTTCAATATTCGATGGATTCGCTACTATAGACGATAAAATAAAAAGGGCTAAAGAGCTTGGCTATACTGCCTTAGCCATGACAGAACATGGTACTACTACTGGATTAATGGAATTTTATCTCAAATGTAAACAAGAAGGATTAAAACCTATCTTAGGTTATGAAGGATATTTTGCCATCGAGCCAGAAGTAAAAGGCGGTCAAACTTATCATATTCTGTTATTATGTAAAAATCTTACTGGGTATCGTAATCTCATGAAGATTGCTACATATGGAACAGAACATTTTTATCGAAAACCTAGAATTTGTTTTGAGATATTAGCTGAATGTCATGAAGGACTTATTTGTAGTACTGCATGTATCGCTGGTGTGTTAAGTCATGAAAATCCAGATAATATGATTCACGACTTACACAAAATCTTTGGTAATGACTTTTACTTAGAAATACAGCCACATGATTTTCCAGAACAATATGAATACAACAAGAAGGTCCGTGAGCTAGGTAACCAATACAACATTCCTATCATCATTACTGGTGATAGTCATTATGTATTACCATCTGATACCGATACTCATCGTGCATGGCTTGGTTTAGGAGAAGATAGTGAGTATTACGCTTCTGGTGATTATCATATGATGAGCAAGGAAGAAATGGCTAAATTCTTCGATTACGATACGTCGCAATACTTCAAGAACGTATCTAACATTATAGACCAATGCGATGTTGAAATCCCTATGGGAGAAGAAAACTTTCCTGTATTTGATTGTAAGGACCCTTTACGTTATCTAAAAGATAGGTGTAACGAAGGGTGGAAACGTTTATGTATTGCCAAGAAAGATAATAGTCAGCAGTATAAAGAACAAGCGTTACATGAATTTGATGTGTTAGAACAATGCCATTACACAAATTATATGTGCATCATTCATGATATGTTAGAATTCTGTAAGCGTAAACATATACCAATTGGGCCAGGACGTGGTTCTGTTGGTGGTAGTTTAGTTGCGTATTTATCTGGTATTACACAAGTAGACCCTATACGATTCAATCTAGTGTTCGAACGGTTTGCAAATCCAGAACGTGTGACAAGCCCAGATATTGACGTTGATGTTTCTTCCGAAAGACGTGAAGAAGTTATCGATTATATCCGTGAAAAGTATGGCTTAGTATATCAGATTAGAACAATTAGTTATATACAACCTAAATCAGCGTTGCAACGTGCTGGCCAAGCATTAGGCTATGCTCCAGTAGATATAGACGCTATATCAAGTAAAATTGATGATTTAGCCGATGTAAAAGATGATATGCTTCGTGATTTAGCTGAAAAGTTTTTAGGCCACATAGAAAAGTATAGTACTCATGCGTCAGCTGTTGTAGTTTTCCCTAAAGATGTAAGTAATTGGTGTGCAGTAGAAAAGAATAAAGATATTCTAGTAGCGGCACAAGATTTCCACTTACTCGAAAAACAGGGAATTATGAAGCTGGATATTCTAGGTCTTAAAACATTAGATGTACTAGATGGTGCATTAGAGCGTATTGGTAGACCAGATGAACTATTAATTAATAACATACCTTTGCAAGATGATTATACGGCTCGTATGCTTAGAGCTGGATTTACACAAGGTTGTTTCCAAATTGAATCTGGTGGTATGACAGATATAGTCAAAGCCATTAATACTCAAGGAGTAGAGGATTTAATTGATACTGTAGCGTTGTTCAGACCTGGGCCATTAGATTCTGGTATGGTCCGAGTTTTTGAACGTCGTAGACAAGGAGAAGAATCAGTTACGTATCTCCACCCTAAATTAGAGCCTATCTTAAATGATACAGAAGGTGTTATTTTATACCAAGAACAAATCATGAAGATTGCTCGTGAACTATGTGGTTATACATATGGTGAAGCAGATAACTTACGTCGTATTATTGGTCGCAAGATTACAGAAGAAATGCAACCAGTTATTGACGATATGTTAGAAAGAGGATTGAAGAATGGGATTCCTAAAGACATTATGCAAGAGATATGCGATGAGATTATCACTTTTGCTAACTATGGATTTAACAAGGGCCATTCTGCGGCGTATGGGCTTTTAGCTTGGTACACAGCTTACATTAAGGCACATTATACAGCAGAGTATATGGCCTCATTAATTGATATTGTAGGTCAAGATACAAGTGGTCGTGATAAATTATCTCCTTTAATCGAGCATTGTAAAAAGATTAACATCAAGGTGCTACCACCAGATATTGGTGTCAGTCGAATGAAATGTGTCGGTAAAAATCGTACAGTTACATTAGGGTTTAATTTGATTGCTGGTGTAGGCAATTCAATTGTACCAAATGGAAATAATGCAGAACAGTTTTTAGTAGATAACGTAAATTTGAATAAGACTGTTCTCAAAAATATTGTTCGTTCTGGTGCGTGTGATAATTACACTAACAAAACCAGATGGGAATTACTGGAATATATAGATTGGATTAAAGATAAACGCAAGTCTAAAGGTGCGTTTGTATATTCTGGCGAACAAGAAGAAAGCTATGGCCAAATGGAGTTTGCTACATTGCGATATACGTTTACTGATATGTTCGCTGACTACGACAATAGTATTATAGATGGCAATACAAATATTCTCGCACTCATAACTAAAATTAAGAATACGAGAACAAAGAAGGGTAAACCTATGGCTTTTGTTGAAACATTGTCTAAAGACAAGGCTAGAAAGTTAGCATACTTTGGTGACAAACTTGAAGAACTAAAAAAGGGAAATATGTATATCATGCAACTGGATAATACAGTTATACGTGATTTTATTACAGCAAAAAAGAGGGCTTAGTTGCCCTCCTTTTTCTTTTTGTAATTTTCCTTTAGTTCTTTGAGAATCTGTTCTTTGACAAATATGTCAATGAGTTCTACATTTTTCGGATTCATAATAAACCTATAGACTTCTTCTGTATATAGGTTATTAATATTTTCTCCGTACATAATGTATTCTGGAGTTACATCGAATATTTCCGCTAGTTTTTGTGCCATTGGTATACGCATTTCTTTAGTAACTCCGTTTTCGATACGTGAAAGTGTTGTGGTACTGTTTGCTCCCATTCGAGCTGTTAATTGTGCTTGTGTCCAACCTCGTTTTTCTCTTAGTCTTTTAACTCTTTCTCCTATAGTCTCCACATAATTCACCTCCTATTAGTTATATTATAATATGTTTTGTGGTATAAATCCACCTAAAAGTAAAATAATTTACTGTAATTATTACTGCAATATAAACAGTTTTAAAGTGGTTTTATCTATTTTATGTGGCTTATTTGGCGTATTATAAATACAGAGATTACAAGACAAGCAGTGTTTATGCGTATCCTTGTAATTGGCGAACCGAATTATACATGATTTTGGTAGTTATGACCACTAAATTGTAGTATAATGAGATTTC